AAAGTACCGGACATCGCCGGACTGGTGGCCATTCCACCAGTTACGGGAAATGTTGCGGCGGGAGTAATAGTAGCCATGACTACTTCCTCGTTTTACAAAGATTTAGGTAAGCCGCTGCAAAACGAGGTCAGTTTGGTTAACTGTGCACACGTCCTTCAGCGACCGCTCGGTTAATTTCCATCTCCGTCTCCTTGCCCTGCGAAGGGTCGATGCGTCCACGCCAAAGGCTGTCGTAGAACTGCTCGATCTCCGCGAATGAGTACGTGCGCTGGTTAGCCGGAACCTCGCTAGATACCGGCGTCTGAGCACGCGAGCGTGAAGGTGACACCTGAGACTGCAGCTTGGCGTTAGCCTGCTGCTTGCTGGCGGTTTCTGCCTTGCCAGACTGTCCTTCAAAAGCACGAAACACCGCCGCCACCCGGTCAGCGTCAAGCGCAGATTCGCCGTCTTCCAACAAGCTCTGCCAAGAACGCTTCGTGTACGGCTCTACACCACGCAGCCACTCCAGCCACACCGGGTTAGCGTTGATCTCTCGGAAATTAGGTACTGCCTTTTCCAGATCGCGCATAAACATCTGTGTAGCGGAGTAGTTGCTTCTGTCGTCAACCTGACCGACACGGCCCTCTAAAGCCTTAAACTGGTTTACAAATGCATTCAACTTCGCGTCAAACGCACCCATCGCATCAGCGACGGCCTTACGCGACGCACGCTCAACAAAACGAACTTGGTCAGCGCCGAAAGTCTCGATATCTTCATCAGAAACACCCGGCACCGACTCTGGCGCAGGCTCTTTCTGCTTCTCAAGCCGCGCCTGAATTTCCTCGATCTTCGCCTGCAGATGCTTAACTTCCTCGTTCTTACGCCCAAGCTCCGCGTCGAAGTGGCCCTTGTACGACAAATAGCGCTGCTTCCACAGCTCGGGGTCTTCGCCACGCGGCTGCTCAACAACCTCTGACTCCTGCGCGGCAACGGCTGGCTCCTGGTCTACCTCTTGCTCCTGCGGCTGGGCCTGCTTCTCCTTAAACCCATTCATAGCAAGTTCAGCCTGATCCAGTTGCTCCTGTACTGCTTTTGGCAAGTTAGACATTTATCAGCTCCGAAAGTCGGTCAGCGTTTGTTGAGCTTCTCAAGGACATCACGAGCGTTAGCAATGTCGTTAAGAAGTAAGGATGCCAGTTGCGCCTTACCTTGGCACTGGTACATCAGCCTATCTGCGTCAGCTACCTCCAACCTGTCCCTAGCCTCTTTGTATAGCGCCTTTAGATACGCCACAAACGGCTCGAACTCAGGCTGTGTAAGCGCGTGCAGACAAGCTGCGGTACGTACGTCCTGCTTCATATGTATTGTTATAACATAACAACTAACACTGTCAAGATGTTAGCAAGCTAGTGAGTTAATGTCACTAACAGCGCAATCAGGTAATCGCTAGCAATAACCAAGACAGCGAACAATGCTAAACACGCAGCAGCAGACACCAACGCTGCTAACAACACAACACCAATAGCCCGCAGCACAGTAGCTACATACCGACAGGAGGTGTTGGAAACGCGTTCTCTACCGGAGCGCCGTTCATTAACTCCTGGCCTTGTGGCTGAGCCTGTTGGACAGGCCGCGCCCCTGGTATCAGCGGGGGTTGCGTCGGCGCTTTCGGCACGACTTTGTCCGTGTGCATGTCGAGATTCTTAGCCACTTCGCGCAGAACTTCCGCACGCCCCTCGATGCCGGTAATCTGCATGTCGTATGGGTTTGCCGTGTCACGCAGGAACTCAAGACGCCTCGCCTGCGCCGCCTCACGAGCGATCAGGCTCTTAGCCCCGCGAGCACGTACTTTTACATCGCCTTTAATCTCCTGGTCGTCGGCGTACATCATGTTGTGCTGGTACAAACGTTCGAGCAATGGGGTCATTATATGCAGGTCGATCATCGCCACAGCCTGCTGCATAACCTTGCCAGCATTCTGCATGAGCATGTTCATGCCTGTTGCCGTGCGGCCAATGCCACCACCAGGAGCCGTGCCAGACATATAACGAGGGACTGCCACAACTTCGTCAGCGATAGCCGCGAACCGCTCGTACACGGCCATCAGTTCAGCCGCGTTGCTGTCGGGTTGAAAGAACCCCATCGGCGGGGTAGTGGCGTTGGTCATCGGGTCGTTGATGAACTGGTGGATTTTCCACGGGTACAGGTTGGTGATGTCCTCCCCTTGTGGGAGACGGTCTACGTTTATCCACACCTGCGGACCCGACGCGATCCCCATGTTGTTAGCCAGAGCGCGTGCTGACGCGTTGCACATATCCTCGCAGTCGCGCATCTGGTCCATCGGGCTGTTGCCCCAGAACATCCCCGGCAGTTCTTCCCACGAAACCTTGTAGTACCCACGACGCCCCAGCGGGTCCGGGTTAAGCACGGCCTTAATAACCCAACGCCCTACCAGCCATACCTCCGCTTCGTACTCAGCCAACGGGTCAGGCACTTCTTCCTCAGACATCCCCCACTCGACAAGCATACTTCCCGGCACCGACCCCCACATCTGCAGGGCATCTATCAGCTTGCTGGAGTTTTCCGACGAAGTCACAGCGTCTTCCGCTGACGCCCGCTCAGCGTCAAGGTCCGTCCAGTCACGCAGCCCGCCACGTCCGTACTCATCCAGCACGGCGTCAATGGCGCTGTCAGAGTACCCCTCCACACCCTTCATCGCGTGCAGGTCTTTGCGGTTGAGGCGGTGCATCTCAATAAAGTCGCCATCATCCGGCGTCGCCGCGCCCTCCGACGGGAACACCATGAACGGATCGACGCGCTCCCACTCCAGGCGCAGTTCTTCTCCAGTCGTCACCTCCCACGCGCCGCCAATGCCTTGGCCCCACTGCGCCGTCGTGCGCTTACGCACTACCGGGCCTTTTATCACCATCGCAGGAAACGTCGTGAAGTCGTCCAAACACTCCGACAGCGCCTGCATGAACCCACCTTCGACCAGCTGATCCTCCATGTAGGTCTCCATACGCTCAGCGACTTCACGCGACTCCTGCTGCATCTCCTCCGTGATCTCAGCTTTTATCTGTTTCAACACCGCCCGCATGTCGATGGGCTGACCCGATGCGGCAAGCAGCTGCATCTCTGCTTCTGCACGGACCCACGCCTCCTGCATTTTCTCCGGCGACATCTCCGGCAGAGGCGTCGGGTCCACCGTCCACGGCTTCTCCGTCCCGTTAGCCAACAGCCCGTCACGCAGCCAGCTGGATATAGCCCGCGCCTTCGCGCTGGAGATCATCATGTAAACCTCCGACCCACCCTGCTCGCGTATCTGCTGGAGTTTCTCCGGCGAATACTCGCCGCGCCGCTGACGCAACGACCGCAGCATACGGTCCTCGACGTTCTGCTTTACGCGCTTGTTAGTCTCCCACACCTTCCGCACGTGCCCCGCCAGCCCCTGTATGATGGGTCGGTTGTTCATTTTCTCCGCTTCGTCGCGTGCCTGCTTGTCCAGCACGTGCTGGCCGACCGCCGACATCACGCCGCCGAGGGACAAACCGCCCGACGGAGCCGGGTTGGAAATCTGTACGACATTGCTCATGACTAACTCCACACGTAGTTAACGCGTTTGACTTCCCGGCGCTGCGGCTTGCCGAACGCCGTGCCCCGCAGCTGGTTGCCCTCTATCACCATGCACGCGTACTGACACGCGTCGGCGCTGTGGCTGAACTCGTTTTTCTCCGGTTTTGCCGACGCCTGTCCCTTGCGGTTCAACTCGTAACGATACCCGTGCCGAAACCCTTGTATCACCACCCGACACTCGGGGTTTATCTGGAACACCTGTTTGCCGCCTATGTTGCTCGACAACAGACGCTCGACGGCCCCAATGCGCGGGTCTATGCGGTTGCTCGCTGGCTTGGCCACCTGAAACCCCGCCATTTTCACCACATCTATAGGCGTTATCTCGCCCACCTGCTGCTTGTCCCACCCCGCCGGGTCCGCAGCGACGACGAACGTACACCCCGCCCAACGGCCTTGGGCCAGCATCGGGCGCAGCTTACGGTCCAAGAACGTATCTATGCTCATATTCTCGCTGGTCAACTCAGCCAGCACGACCACCTGTCCGGTCACGTTACGCTGCATGAGCACCGCCGCAGGCGTCCGCCCGAAGTCCAGGCCGATAATCACCGGGTACGCCTCCGAGCGCAGAGGCAGGTAGGGCTTCTTAGCCACGTGCACGTCGTAGTCGAACGTCTTGTCGTACACCGGCACACCAGACAGCGACCGTCCGTACCTACACCGCAGGTATACGTCTACGTAGTCCTGCGATTTGCCGGGGATGATGTCTATATAATAGGTGGGGTCGAGGTTGGCGACGTTGTCCGCATCGGGGTTGATCCACCACTTCGTATCGTCGTAGCCCTCTACAGGCTCTCCGTCCGGCTCCTCGTTGCGCCTGCTCAGCCACTCGTCGCGGCTGAGTATGGCTGGCGGCTGTATGTGTATGCTCCAGTTCGACGGCGGTTCGTCCATTTTCTCCTGGTGCCACGTGTCCATATCCGGCATGTTCGTATCGAACAGAGCGCATGAGCGCGTCGGCGTGCCGTCAGCACCAGAGGGGTAGCGTTTGAGACGAGCCAACAGGCCGTCGACAACATCCGGGTGCAGCTCGCGCCACTCGTTCCCGTACAAGAACGTAATTTCCAACGAAAGTGCACGCTGTACATCCTGCGGCGTGTCCAACGGCATGAACCACACCTCGAAATCAAGGGTGGTGCCGTCGCTCAGCGGCTGCTTTATATAATAGGACTTCTCGCTCTCCTTCCACGCACCCCACACACCCGGCGGGAACCACGCAAAAAAAGTCTTTCGCACCGTCTTGGCAAGCTGGTCAGCCGTGTTACGCACAATGAGTGCGCGAGACTTGCGCTGCCCTTGGGCATTAGGTTCTTGTTGCAGCGCTAGACTGACCAGATCATGACAGCAGCACACGGACTTGCCGGAGTTGTGGTGGATAGTTCCATCTACGGTCACATAGTTGTTCGTGTCAAGAACTTGTAAGTCCCAGTAAGTTTCCTTGATGTCCTTCCGACTAACGCTTATGCTAGCGTTAGACCACTCGGGTGTGGAGTAAGCGTGTGAACAAGAGCGCCCAGCTTGTAGCCGCCTACGCAGACGGCGAACGAAGCTCAACGGAAATTGCAAAAATCGTCGGACTAAGCCCACGGTACGTACGTCGGCTGATGCTGCGTCATAACATGCCACGGCTGAAGGAAGGGGCGCAGCACGCTGAAAACAATCACCAGTATAGAGCTGGCCGATCAGTTGACCTGGACGGGTATGTGCTGGCGCTCGCTCCAGAAGACCACCCGCTCCTGCGTAAGCGTAATGTCTACGAACATCGTCTGGTGATGGAGAAGAAACTTGGCCGTTACCTCCATAAAGATGAAGTAGTCGACCACGCAGACGGGCTGACTCTGCATAACACGCCAGAGAATCTACGGCTTTTTCAGTCAAACGCAGATCATCTGCGTGAGACGACAACGGGAACCCCGCGACGTTGGAGCCAAGAAGGTCTGAGCAACATTGGCGCACGGACTGACCGTGGGCGAAAGATTCGACGGGTCGATATGTACCGTCGGCGCAGAGAAGCTGGTGAAATCCGGCTGCGTCAAATCCTCCTTGCGGCGTTGAAACTCGGTACAGATAGTCCGCACCTTTGGGGAACGCTCCACCACTTAGAGCCATTTCAAATCGACCCGTCTTCTCGTTCCAGCTTAGAACGCGCATTGGTCGGTCTATACGAGAAATGGGGAGTGGGCCATACTCTGTAACGACTTCCGTGTCTCCGTGCAGACACCCCACAGGGCCAGCCAGCACGCGCACGTACGCCTCTGACTGCATGAAATCCCACTGAGTGGGCGTAGCGACAAACTCCGTCACGCTTCTATCCAGTCAATATCGTTGGCAGGCATGTTGATAACCGTCTCGTGCCTTGCACCTCCTGGCGCAACTATGGTGAACGTGAGCGCCGGACCTGTCTGTGCGGAGTTATCTTTAGGCTCCAGGTTAGCCAGCTTAGCCAACGTCTTGAACGCCTCTATGCGTGTGTTGCCCGGCATATCAGGGTCGTGAATAACATCCCGCATCTGCGGCAACGAATCGTGTACGACTTTTCTGCACCGCGCCCTGAAGGCTGTCCCGTCGTCATCTACCGCCTGCTTCGCAACGAGCAACTTCTGATTGAACAACACATCCTGCTCGTACGCACGTATAGCCTCTGGGTCAAGACTGTATGTGTGGCACACGTCATCGAACGACTCCGTACCGATTGCTACATCAATAAAGAACCGCTCAGGGATATCGTCCAGGTTATAAGAGACTAACGCGCTCATATCACCAAGTTTACGATCTGCGCAAGAGGTTTACAAGGTGGGGTTAATCGCCGGTAGGATTGAGATTCCAGTGTGGCTGGTTGCTTGTGGGGTTGTAGCTAACACAGCTAGTTGCCGGTAAGAACGTACTTCTTAAAACCGATTTTTTACAAATCATGTGAGAGGCATGGGTAAGTGGGGGGCAGGGGGTGCCGGTGGCCTGGGTCCGGTGGGGTCTGTGACAAACCGCCTAGGGTGAAGGGCAAGCCGTAAGAAGCCTAGTGAGGCGCGGCCCAACCTTCTAGCTGATCTTGCCTGATAGGATTCGGAACGCGCGGCCCAGGTTGCGGGCCAAACCGGGGTGCCGGTATGCGCGAACCGACAGGTTCCGGGGGTCAGTGAAGCCTGTAGCCGGTCCGATTCGGCACAGGTTCCCTAGATGGAGGCAACTGGTAAGCCTCGCGCACCGACCACCCGACGGGCTTTGGCCTTATGGGTAACGAATTGAATCACCGTAGCAGAACACTTGGGAAAGAAAGTGACGCCGCTAGCGGTTAGCCTGCTCAGGATACCCGCGACGCACAAAGCCCTACCTTATAAACGCGGGCCGCTCTAGGTAGTCCGCTAGCACGCGAAGCGTTCCGACCTTAGCTAGTACGCTACGGTATGGGAAACGCCAAACCGACCTATAGGAAACGATACCTGCGCCCCTAGAAACATAGGGGCGCAGGTGTGGCCGTATGCAATAGCATGTGCCTTGATTGTCAAGGCACAGGTGATTGTGTATGGAGAAAGCCATGAAAACAACTGAAATCACAGACAAAAACTTTGGCACGAAGCTCGGAGATTGGAAACGCTCAGCCGGTTCGATGCGCCAAGGGTTGCAAGACATGGTAGTTTTCGCCCTCAGTGTGTACCGTGACGTCGGCGACGCGGGGTACTTGTCGCGCCTCGTGGTGGCGGCGAACGAAACCAAGGGCGTCAACGGCAAGCTGTTCCTTGACTTTGTGCGGGGGCACGCCAACGTCACGTGGCAGCACGAAAAAGGGTCATTCCGCAAGTCAGGCGGCAAGGGGGAGCCCGCTAGCGTCACCATGCCGTCGACCAATTGGTGGGAGTTCGACAAGCCGAGGAACGAGAGCGACAAGGGCAAAACGATTGACGTCAACAAGCGGCTTGCTAGCCTGCTGGACGCTATCGAAAAGGCGGATGATATCGCCGTCGACCACAAGACGGCGCGGGAGTTGCTGCACAAGATTGAACAAGCCATTAACCCCGTCAAAGCCGTCGCGGCATAGCACCCGCAAGCCCCTAGTTACCTAGGGGCTTTTCTATGCTGGTTTACCCAAGCCAGCATAGATGGTCAGTGTGTCCATAACACACTAATGAGGTAGGTCATGGTTACTTACACCAAGTCAAAAAGCGGCGTGTACGCGCCGCCAGCGTGGTGGGTAAAAGCCCACCCAGTGTACCGGGAGGTGCTGCACCATTCGAGCGTGGTGATATGGCGAGATGTGTACACCCGAGAGCAAATCCACGTTCGGCGTGTTTCTCAGTAGCTAGCTACTGACTTGTAAGGTCTAAAGAAACCTTCGACTTTGCACCTGCGCCCAAGATTTTCATGCCCTAAGATTTCTTTAGGGCTGTCTCAGTAAGCGCGTACCAGCTTGTAGAGCCCTAAGATTTCTTTAGACCCCCAGCCAGCGTAAAATTTTTTGCTGCCCCTAAGATTTCTTTAGGGCTCACCGATGTAAAAGACAAAAAGCTCGCGCAAACAACAAGTTACGAACAAATAGTTAAGACTTTTTTCGTGTAAAATTGTCTTAAACTTGCTAATTTTGTTTTTATAAAACAGTAAGTTAGATTAAAAACACGAAAGAAACGTGCAAACGGCGCGTCGGCGGCGCACTTCTGCACTATTGGGAATTTGCACCCTCAACTACTAGACAAAAATAAAGAATTTAAGTATTTGTCTAGTGTTTTGCCTAGATAAATGTCTTAACGCTGCACGTGCAATTCCCTCTTTTATATATATATTTATCTGTTATAAGAAATATACATAGGTAAATTTGTATATATACGCACGGAAAAAATAAAAAACAACTTTAATTCGGCTGCCTAACAAGCCCGTGCAACGCTACGAAAAAAATTTTTGCAGACCCTCATTGGTTTCGAAATTTTTGTCTGCGGGCACCACTTTTAATTCTCACACCCTTACTTTTCAATCACTTAGACAAAAAAGATTAAGACTTTTAACTAGACAAAATCGTTTACTTCTGTCTAGTAGTCCGATTTTTTTCCAAATTTCTTTCGTGTTTTCAATCTAACCCATTGAATTCGTGCTAAAAGACAAAATAAAATTTTTGTCTACTACGAAGATTCCTATCGACTAACTAACACTTGTAAAGAAACCTGCGTGGTGTTAGTTTGTGTTTTACTAGCTAACAAACCACCAGGAGCCGTCATGACCGTATTTTCCCGCGTGCTGGAAAAGTCACATATCACTGTCTCGCGCCTCGCCCGTGAGCTGCAGGGGCTCGTGAGTCACTCGTACATCCGCACATTCAAAAACACGGGCGAGTGCCCGGACAGCCGTAAGCTCATGCATATCGCCGACGCTATGGGCGTCGAGTATTTCACCCTGTTGGGCGATTATCTCGGCAAGCCCAGTGTGCGAAGCGGCCCGTCCGTCCTGCACGACGGCAATCTGGCCGACGTGCAAATTCGTATGACAGTGCCGAAGTCGGACGTCGAGAACATCCGGCGTCTTGTTGCAAGACTGTCCGCTCGTGCCATTACGAAACGCGGCTTGCCAGATCAACTGACCGGCCAGCCCAGCTCAACCTCAAACCACGAAGGGGGTACAAGCAGTGAACAGACAGTTGCCGCTGCACGTTCTCCATCGGGACGTGCCGAATGACTCTAGCACGCCGTATGTGCTCAACACAGCGGCGTTTGTAGCCTATATGGCTACCCTACCAGCCCGTCGCCACGCGGGCTTCTTACAGCGCCTTACAAGGCGCATTTCCAACCAACCCGCCCTGCGTGCCAACCAGGGCTACATTTACCAGAGGGGTATAACCACGTGATTATCACCACTAACAAAACCACGGCTGAAACCGTGCACCAGTTGCTGAAAGACCCGAATCCGGCTAACGACAGTTTCCGGCGTATCTACCAGTTTTTCAGCTTTTACTCGGGCTCGTACCCGAGTATTACTTTTGTCACTAACGACGGATTTCGCTCGTCTTACGACGAGGACAATCACTGCCAGGAAATCAATTTCCAGGTGTATGCGTTGGCATATGACAAGTACGACGAGGTCATTACCGACCCGGCCCACTACTGGAACCCACCCGACGGGTGCCAGCATCGCCCCATCCTCACTGGAGGATGGGTAAACCACGGCTCTTACGACGAGCCTGACTGGAGCAGCCACACATGAACGACATGGACTATGCGGTGTTGGTGGCTTTCCTGCAGCGCACGGGTTGGAAAATGTCCGTCACCGACGGCGTGTGGGACTTCCATAACGGGCTGTCGCTGGCCGAGGATAGCTGGCAGGAACCTATCGAGACGCTCTCTGGCACTGAGATCACCACCACCCACGGCTGGGTGGGCTACGCCGAGACATACGAGCGCGGCACGTATTGGGACCCCCCGATCACCGACGTGCAGGAGATATGCCGGAGTGCGCGGCTCACGGACGTGCTGACCGAGCTGGCGACGGTGGACCTGCGCAACGAGCTGGACAATATGTTTACGTATATCTACGAGGCTAACTACCTCGTAGATATGGACCCGACGGAGGAGTACGCATGATTAACAGCAAGTACAACCCTCTCATCAAGTGCAGCTGCAGGCTGTGTCGTGCGGGTTCCCGCACTGTGTTTGGCAGGCACTGTCACCACGCAGCTGCCAGCAAGCTGCGCCATGCCTGGACGTTGATCGCTAGGCGTATTATCACCGGCTCGGACCCCGACGAGCTGGACACCCTGCCGGTGGTTTCCATCGGCTACACCGACTAACCCATAACACAGGAGAGCACACATGAGTAAGTCCATACTCACGCAGGCTGCGAGCAACCTGCTGAAAGTCACGTTGTCCGGCACCGCAGGATGGTCGCCCAACCACAAAGTGTCTAATGGCGGCGCGGTGCTGGCTAACGAGTTCGGTGGCGACGCCAAGGCGTTCAAGGGCAGCGAGAACATCCTGCCGAGCCCGCACGACCAGGAATACAAGGCGCTGGTGAAGGCGTACAACGCCGTGCGGACGCACTTCTACGAGAGCACGATGCCGTTCGGCAACACGACGGACGCTAAAGGCGGCACCAAGGCCAGCGGCGAGCGTGCCATCACGGTCAAGGCACTGGCCGATGGGAGTTTTCTCACGAAGAACGCGACGTTGCTGGCTGACCTGGATAATGCACGCACCGACTTCGCCAGCACCATAACCCAGAGAGTGTCCGAGGTGCAGTATAGCGGTGTGCTGGGCTCGCGTTTTGACGCGGGCAATTACCCGGACCCGGCGGACATCCACAACATGTGGCGTTACGAGCCTCTCGTGCCGGAGCCCATCACCGACGGGAGCAAGCTCAGCGGCATGAACCTGCCGAGGGATATGGTCGAGTCCATCGAGCGTAACTTGAACGACCAGATCACTCAGCAGGTGAAATTCGGGCAGCAGCAGCTGGTCGACGACACGGTGAAGACCGTATCGGCTATGGTGGACAACCTCAGTAAGCTCTCAGGGTGGTTCACTGACCAGAAAGGCAAGCGTCCGTCCGTGTACGACAGCTTGGTGACCAACGTGCAGGACTCGATCAACAAGATGCGTGATTACGCACTGCCCGAGACCAACCAGGGCGTGCGGCTGCTGGACCTCGCCGACGAAGTGGAGAAGCGGCTTAACCTGACCAACATCAACTCCAGCCAGTTTAAGAGCAACCACTCCCAGACGGCACAGACTGTCGAAGCGGCGACGGAGGTACGTGACTTGCTGGAAGGCTGGGACTTCGAGACCGACGACCATCCTGAGCAGGCGGCACAAACCGAACAGACCAGTGCACCTATGCCTGAAACCGAAGCGCAGCGCACGACTTCCGCCCTGCCTGACCAGATGGACGAGCTGGACGCCCTGCTGGCTGGTGGTTGGTAAGCACTCACTCACAATCTAAAAGGCACATAACAATGACTACGAGCGTACTGGATATCGTTAACAACGCACCGATGTTGTTCCGCACCATGCAGAACGGGCGGCCTATGCCGGTGTATATGTCTGGCCCTCCCGGCTGCGGCAAGTCAGCGCTGGTCGAGACGGTGCTGCCTAACGTGCTCGAAGGGCACTTCTTCCACGACGTGGAACCCGTCAAGCGGGAAGCCAAGCCCAATGTGCGGTGGTCGGCTGGCGGGACGGTCGCCGTGGTGACGGAGATTCTCTCCACGATGGAGTACGTGGATATTCGCGGTGTGCAGTATCCGATCAAGGATAAGGACACCGGACGGCATGAGCAGGTGTGGCTGGTGCCTAACCTCGTACGTACCGAGCAGTGGTGCTACGACCAGGGGGCGAAGATCGTTGTGCTGTTCTTCGACGAGCTGCCGCAGGCTAACGCCGACGTGCAGAAAGCCGTGACCGACGTGAAGCTTAACGGACGTATCGGCTCGCACGGACTGCGCCGCACGACGTGGTGCTGGTCGGCGGGTAACAGGACGAAGGACCAAGCCGGAGCCAACCGGCTGTTGAGTATTCTTAGGAACCGGGTGATTAACTACGAAGTCAGTATGCCCGTGGCACCTTATGTTGCCTGGGCGAAAGATAACGGCATGGTGCCTGTTGTCAGTTCGTTCGTGGAGTTTAGGTCCGACCTGCTGGCCGACGTGCAGCCGACAAAAGAAGGACCGTTTCTCACTAACCGCTCGCTGTTCCAGGCGAGTCAGGCGATCAACGAATTCCGCAAGGCCGAGAAGATCACTGACCCGATGGTGCTGCCGGGCAGTGCGTTTGCTCGTGACACGGTGTCCGGGATCATCGGTGAACCTGCGATGGTCGAGCTATATGCGTTCGCTGACACGGCAGCTGATCTGCCTAAGATCGCTGACATCGCACGTGACCCGATGGGTGCGAAGCTGCCGAGCAGCGAGAAGATGGCGGCGCAGTACGCAGTGGCGGGGCTGATAACTAGCGGGGCCACGCTGAGCAACTTTAGCCAGATGTGGAAGTACGCTGAGCGGTTGATGCGGGATATGCAGGTGAAGATTGCTAACGATCTGTTAGCTAGCCCGGAGTTCGGCGGCGCACTGTATAACGCGCCGGAGTTCAGTAAGTGGCTGGCGACTAATCGGTCGCTGGTTCGTGCGACGTTCACTGTTTAGGAGGTGAGCATGGCTGAGTATGACGAGGAGCTGGTGCGGGTGTTGGCGCGGCATCGGCTGAGTGAGTGCACCATCGTCGACTTGATGGTGTTCGCTGAGAGAGCGATGGAGGCTGTTATCAAACAGACGATGTCCGCTGAATCTGTAGCTGAAGAATTGAAAGACAACGACGTCGACGTAAGCGGGCACCTTCAAGTAATGCACGCTGAGCACGGAGGACACCAGTGAACACGAATCTGACTGACGAGGAGCTGGTGCGGACGGTGCGTAACACAGGCTGCGGGCCGTTGGCTGAGCGGTTGGCTGAGCGGTTGGAGGATGCCATTGACCGGGAGCAGGAGACACGCGCTGCTCTCGACGCACTGTATAAACGGCTTGTCGCACTGAGCGAGGACGTGAGCTACATAGGAGGGTGACGTGATCTGTCTGCGTACGTACGCCACCATAAGTCCGTACGGCGACGGCTACGGCAACGGCTACGGCTACGGCAACGGCAACGGCAACGGCGACGGCGACGGCGACGGCTACGGCAACGGCTACGGCTACGGCAACGGCTACGGCTACGGCTACGGCAACGGCGACGGCTACGGCAACGGCTACGGCAACGGCTACGGCAACGGCGACGGCGACGGCGACGGCTACGGTATCGGTGCCGGTGATATTACTAACAAACGGAGACGAATATGAGAGCAGTTATTGTTGTTGACAGAGGGTGGATATTTGCGGGCGACGTGGAAGAAACGGAGGACCGCATCAAGCTCACTAACGCGGTATGGGTGTTTGCGTGGAAGTCCATCGGTTTTTCTGGGGTTATCGACCAGCCGAGTGAAGCGGACATCCGACCGATACAGGACGTAGACATCCCGAAAGGTAGCGAAATCTTCCGTGTCCCGGTGCCTGACGGTTGGGGCCAGCCGTGATCTGTCTGCGTACGTACGCCACCATAAGTCCGTACGGCGACGGCGACGGCGACGGCGACGGCGACGGCTACGGCTACGGCGACGGCAACGGCAACGGCAACGGCGACGGCTACGGCTACGGCTACGGCTACGGCTACGGCTACGGCGACGGCAACGGCGACGGCGACGGCTACGGCTACGGCAACGGCTACGGCTACGGCAACGGCTACGGCTACGGCAACGGCTACGGCGACGGCGACGGCAACGGCGACGGCTACGGCGACGGCGACGGCTACGGCGACGGCGACGGCTACGGCGAACTTATTCACGAACGGAGACAAATATGCAACACCCAGAGAAGGTAACGGAAGCTATCAGCGCAGTGTTGGCTAGCCCAAAGACGGCATTCTTTGCTGTGTATCTCATGCAGCGTATGCAGATTAAGTATGACCCAGCGGTTAAGACAGCACGCACTAACGGACGCGACATCGTGGTTGGTGACTGGTTCTGCGGGCTGAACACTAAGCAGGCCGTGTTCGTGCTGGCTCACGAGATACTGCACGGAGTGCTGGACCATATGCCACGCGCTGAGCTGTACCGACAGCGGGGGTTCGGCATCGACCTCAAGCCGTTCTCCGACCAGCGTGCCAACAAGGCGATGGATGCTGTTATTAACGCAGCATTAGTTGAGGCACGTATCGGTGAGATGCCGGAGGGCGGGATATTCCGCAGCCGAGACGACGCGGATAAAACCTGGGACGCCATCTACCCAGAGTTCGAGGAGGACGAAGAAGACGAAGGGTTCGACGAGCACGAACCAGCACCCGACGGTGCCGAAGAAGGTGACGCTGACCATAAGCAAGCGCTGCAGCAAGCGGTGAACGCAGCCAAGGCGCAGGGCACACTGCCCGGTGCCATCGGTAGGATGGTGGAGGAAGTGCTTAACCCGACGCAGCCGTGGGTAGATGTGCTGCGTGACTTTGTCACTAACTGCACAGGGAGAGACGAGACCAGCTACCGTAGGCTGAACCGTCGCAGGCTGGTGACGCCCCCTAACTTGGCGTTGCCGGGGTACGACGGGCACCATCTGGACACTATGGTGGTTGCTATAGATACGTCAGGGTCCATCTCCGACAGAGAGATGAGTGCCTTTACCGGGGAACTGGCAGGCATCATCGAGGACGTCAGCCCCCGTGAGCTGCACGTGATCTGGTGGGACACTGAGGCTGTCGCTGAGCTTATCGAAGACGGGACGGTGGACGATTTGGATCAACTCGAAGCTTACGGTGGCGGCGGCACGAGCTACGACTGCGTGCCTAAGAAGATCGACGAACTGGGCATCGACCCGGACGTGGTGGTTTGCTTTACAGATGGGTATGTTAGCTGGCCCGGTGCCGACACTATCCAATGGCCACACATAACAGTGTCAACATCTACTAACGGCGCACCCTTCGGTGCCAACATACAGGTAGAGGTAAGCAATGGATAAACCCAAGTCATACGCTGGTTTATTGGCTGGTGTCGGTCGGTACTGGGGCCGATGCACTATCGCCGACCGCACAGGCATATCTAAGACGGACCAATACATGCTGCTGAGCGGCCAGATGAAAGAACCGCGCACCAGCGGGCAGCGTGTAGCAGTGCACCGGGCGTGGAAAGAACTCTACTGGGATGAATAATATGCGCTACACGATTGATGTAAAAGTGACGGGGTATGCGAGCGTCGAGGTCGACGCTGTCAGTTTGGAAGTCGCAGAGGAGGCGGCAGCTAATGACGTGTTGGCTAACTACTCAGTGTCAGAACTGCGGTGGAAAGAGCTGACTACTACGACGCTGACGTCTAACGAGATTTCAGGAGGGTGATATGAGACGGCAAGTTATCGACGGCGCTGCCGCTGAAATCAACGATAAATTGGAGCGTGGGCATGACTACTAACAGGCGCAACGAAGTGTGTAAAGAGATCAGGCACCTGCTGAGCCAAGCAGCGGACTTGAGCGCTAAGATGTGGACGGACGATGACTCGTACGACTTGGTCATGGCGCGTAACTTTCTGCTGGCACTTAACAGCCGACACAAGAAAGAGGCGAGCGATGACGCATCTTGAGTACATAAAAAACCTAATACCTTACGCAGACCTGTGGATGCAGGAGCAGATAGCCGCAGAACTGGAGGTGCGGGATGAAAAAATCACAGCGTTACGACTCGCTGTGCGGGAGCTACGCGAGCGAGTGGCAGAGCTGTCCGCTGAGGGCGCAGCCAATGAGGGTCCATAACACAATTACGGAAAACTGGGATTGGGCAGACGATATATTCGACCGCTTTCTGGCGGACACAAAACGTGTCGGCTTGAGGTTCACAGGCGTAGAGCGCCAAGAGAACCCGGACGGTACGACGCGGCTGCTTGTACACGGTTGGGTTAACGTGCCAAACCTGTTGAAAAAGATGCCTGCGGTTGTCGCTCCGCTATCCGTGATTCACCATTTTCTGTCAGTGGGTGGGGAGATATACGCGGACTTTTTTCCTCACTACAACGGAAGCGGGGTACGCCTGTCCGTAGAACACACTAACTACGCAGGGTTGGTCGATGCATCGGTGCCAATAATAGCTGCAAGCCTGGACGACTGGTGCGACGAGCTGCGGGATGACATCGACACGCTCGCGGTCAAGCTGCGGGACATCATAAACGGATACGTAGGCAAACTCGCTGACTCACTGGACGATGAGCTTGCGTACCTGGAGGCTAACGAGGTGCAAAATGCAGACAGTCGTGGTTGACTACGAGACGTACTGGTCGCAGACATACAGCCTCAGTAAACTCACACCGATAGAGTACGTGTTCGGCGATGAGTTCGAAGTGCAGACCTGCGCTACGAAGATTGGCACTGAACAGACGATTTTCACTATCGGCTACCAAGAAACCAAGGCGCTGTTCAACACTATAGACTGGGATAACTCAGCGCTGATAGGGCACAATGCCAGCGGGTTCGACCATTTGATATCCCGGTTCGTGTTCGGGGTTAAGCCGAGGCTGTGGCTGGACACGATGGACATGGCACGCCCGTTCGATGCGAAGTTTGGGCTTTCTCTGAAAGCTCTGGCGAAACGGTACGGGCTGCCGGACAAGGGGTCGTTGGAGACGGTCAACACTAAGGGCAAGCGGCTGTCTGAGTTCACGCAACACGAACTGCAACTGATGCGCGAGTACAACGTGCAGGACACAGACATAACTTATGAGCTGTTCCGCATACTGCGTAAGAAGACCAGCGCCGACGATCTGCGGCTTATAGACCTTACGGCTCGAATGCTGCTGTTTCCTCAGTTCGAAGCTGACACTAACCTGCTGCAGCGGGGGCTGGCAGCGGAGCGCAACCAGAAACAACGGCAACTTTTGCACCTTGCGAAGCTACTCAACGTCGAGAGCGCTGAAGAAGTCCGCGCTATGTGTGCGTCGCAGCCGAAGTTCAAAGCGTTGTTGGAGTCTCTCGGTGAGTGCGTACCGACTAAGACCAGTCCGAGGACAGGCAAAGATATACCCGCTATCGCTAAGACGGACAAGGCGATGGAGGCGTTGTTGGAGCACGACAACCCGACGGTCGCAGCTGCCGCCCAGGCACGTATCGGGGTCAAGTCCACGCAGTTGGAGAGCCGCATAGAGCGGTTCCTCGTGGCAGCTGACGCGTTCGGCGGGCGTATGCCTGTCCCGTTACGCTATGCCGGTGCCGACACGACACTGCGTTTCTCAGGGACATTCAAGCTGAACATGCAGAACTTGCCGCGCATAGGAAAGAAACCAGCTATATCCGACGTGCTGCGGCGCAGTCTGCGTGCGCCGGAGGGATATAAGGTTGTCGTTGCTGACGAGTCCGCTATCGAGCTACGCGTCAACCACACGCTGTGGCAAGTCGAGGACACCATGCGTCGATTCAAGGAAGACCCAAAGGCTGACGTATATAAAGCGTTTGCAGCGGTGTTGTACTGCGTGAGCATAGAAGACGTTACCAAAGAGCAGAGGTTCTCGGGCAAAGTCGCTCAGTTGCAGCTGGGGTATAGGTCCGGTGCCGCCAAGCTTGCCGACGCAGCACGTATCATGAGCGGCGGCGCAGTTACAATGAGTCTGGAGGAAGCCAAGCAGATACTGTGGGCGTGGCGCACCGAGTATAAAAACATATACGACGCGTGGCGTACGCTGGACGAGGCGATAGTTCGTATGGATGCCGAGGACAATATGTTTCCTCTTGATGAGTGGGGGCTGTGCTACGCGTCCAAGCACGGCATAAAAACTCCCAAGGCCGTGCTGACTTACCCAGGCTTAACGTATAAGGCTAACGACAACGGGCACTCGGAGTGGTACTACAAGTCCAGCCGAGGTATGAAGAAGATACACGGCGGGGTTTTGTGTGAGAATCTCTGCCAACACTTAGCCGGGCAGGTTATGCGCGATGCTATACTGGCGTTTGACAGAACTGCGTTAGGTAAGAAGTATAAGCTAGCACATCAAGTACACGACGAGGCTATCTACGTTGTCAAAGACAAGGACGCGCAAGCAGTGTTAGACCAGCTACAGGAGTGTATGCGTAAACCACCCGACTGGTGGCCTGAGTTAGTCACATGGTCGGAAGGCGCATACGCTCAGGATTATGGCTCCGTAGAGAAATAACCGCAGGTGTAGTAGAGTTAAGGTGCAAGCACGATGTTGTACACACACACACGAGCACACCATGAGCACACTACACGAAATAAAAAAGGCGGCGGACTGGCTGGTGTCTGTAGAAGACTATAGGTCAGTGAAGCGTGAGGTTGTCACGCTGTCGAAGACTGCCAGTGGCGTATTCGCTGGCGACTTGGCGGTGTTAAACCCACTGGTAGACCTTGGTCGGCGGCGTGGGTTGGCGAAACTGAACGCAGTGCTGCTGTTAGTGGAGAACGCCAGAGCACCGTCAGGTGGTGACGATAGAAAACGCAGATACCAACGAGTGCACATGCGTGCCAGACGGCAGCGGCTGTCAAAAGCCGTGCAGCTGTACGAGAAAGTCACTGGCAAAGAGCTGACAGCCGAAGACAAGTCCCAGCTGCGGCACAGTCTGCAGGCAGCGTGGATGGCGCAACGTGACGAGGTACTGGAAGGCACAGACGACCTGCCAAGGTCGGACAAGAGCCGGTTGATCGAGCTGTTCTGGGAAGAAATCGAGTCAGATTTAGACGCTGGCTTGACTGAGAACAACGAACAGCGTGCAAGAAAAGTGTTAGGGTTATAGGAGTTTCATATGCCTGCTTGGAGTTACTCTGCTCTTACAAGCTACGAGACGTGCCCACTGAGGCACTACGAGACAAGGGTGGCGAAGACTACCCACGACAAGAAAGGTGCCCCGGCATTGCTAGGAGATGCCGGGCACAAAGCGCTTGAGCTGCGTGCGTCGCGTGACGTACCTATCCCGAAGGTAATACAAGTGACCGACGCCGACGGCAAGACTGAGTCGATGCCAACTCACGGATGGGAGAGCACCATCGAACGCGTGCTTCAGGCACCGGGCGAGCTTGTTGTCGAGCGTAAGATTGCGCTTAACGATAGATTTCAGGAGACTGATTGGTTCGCAAAAGATGCGTGGGTTCGGGGCATCATCGACTTCGGTAAAATCAACGGCGATAAGGCGCTGCTGCTCGACTGGAAGTCAGGAAAGCGTAAGCCTGATCTGGATCAGTTAGAGTTGTTCTCAGCGTTCGGGTTCCACGTGTGGCCTGCGTTAGAGAAAATCGTGACTGGGTTTGTGTGGTTGAAGTCTAACGCTATAGATAAAAGTCGCTACTCCCGTGCGGACTTGCCAAAAATTTGGGACAGGTTCCTACCCAGAGTCGCTAAGTTATTTCGTGCGTACGAAGACAACAAATGGGAACCCAGGCCGTCGGGGTTATGCAGGGCGTGGTGCCCGTGTACCGACTGTAAGTACAACGGACGACATGGAGAATAACAAGAATGTCTGAGCTGATGTGGTTAGAACCAGAGGAACTTATCGCTATGGTAGCAGAAGGCAGCAGCGAGCTGGAGCGAGCCCTTGCGCAGAAGCTGCGCGAGGCGTTGGTTGTCCTTGCTGAGTTGGAAGCTGCCTATGACACCTGAAGGGCGGGTGAAAAAACAGGTAAAACAGTGGCTCGAAGACCACGGTGCCTACTACTACATGCCTATGCAGAACGGCATGGGTAGGTCAGGCATACCTGACTTCATTTGTTGCTTACCCTGGCTGAACGGGCGCATGGTGGCTATCGAAACCAAAGCTCCCGGCAAGCGGAGCAACACCACGCGCAACCAGGACCGAGAACTGCGTAGTATAAACAAAGCGGGCGGGCACGCTGTTGTCGTCGACGACGTGTCACAGCTCGCGGCACTGGAGGCTGTGTATGCTGGTAAAACCGAAACACAAAAAGCTGATACTGAACCTGCGTGACCCGACCAAGGTCACAAACGTCCTACCCACCGCTGGCACGATACTCTATAAAGGCGTAACACTTACCGTCGTGCCACACCGCACGCAAGAGGTACGAGTGCTGCGTAACCTGGGCATCAACGCGCCCAGCCCGATGGACTATTACTACAGCTGGCCGATACGCCACGGCTGGGCACCGATGGAACACCAAAGAACCACGGCGACGTTCTTAGCCAGCCACAACAGAGCGTACTGTTTGAATGATCTGGGTACTGCGAAGACGCTCAGTTCTCTGTGGGCCTACGACTTCCTAAAACAAGAGGGGTCCGTCGACAAGCTGCTGGTTGTCTCGCCACTGTCTACCGTCGAGCGCACCTGGGCGGATGAGATATTCACTAACCTGCCGCACCTGTCCCATGTAGTAGTGTATGGGTCGCGGGAGCAAAGACATAAGCTGCTTAGCGAGGATGTCGACGTCTACATCATAAACCATGACGGTGTAAAGGTTGTTCTTGACGCACTGGAAAGCATGAAATTCAGCTGTGTCATTATCGACGAGCTGGCGCAGGTCGCTCGCAACTCAGGTACGGATCGCTGGAAAGCACTGAAACGTGTAACCAAAGACAGCTCGGTGGTGTGGGGTCTGACCGGCACGCCGATACCGAACGAACCGACGGATGCGTGGGCACAGTGCAGGCTGCTTACACCATCGACGGTCCCTGCGTACTACAGCCATTTCCGCTCACGAGTCATGCAGCAGGTGGCGACCTACAAGTGGGTGCCAAGAGACGATGCGTTGGACGTAGTGCATGAAGCGATGCAGCCGGGCATACGGTTCAAGCGCGACGAGGTGATAGACCTTCCGCCAATTATGTATGAGACACGGCAGACGCCGCTGACCGTCGAACAGAAACGCATGTTCGACGAGATGACCAACGAGCTTTACACAGAGTACAAGGGGCACGGGATATCCGCTGTCAACGAGGGCGTAAAAGCCATGAAGCTCGTGCAGATATGCTGCGGGTCCGCTATAGGCGATAACGACACCATCGTCGCACCACCTAAGCACCGGCTCATAGAACTGGTCAACGTCATAGAGGAAGCGGCGGCGAAGGTCATCGTGTTTGTCCCGTTCCGCGCACCGCTGGCGATGATAGCCGACGTACTGTCCAAGCGGTACGCAGTGGAGCAGATACATGGCGGGGTAGGTAAGACTGAGCGCAGCAGGATATTCAAAGCGTTCCAATCATCTCACGGTGGGGCGCAGGTGCTGGTCGCTCAGCCCGCTGCGATGAGCCACGGCCTGACACTGACCGAAGCCAACGTGATCGTGTGGTTCGCGCCGGTCAACAGCGCTGAGATTTACGAGCAGGCCAACGGGCGTATCACTCGGCCCGGACAGAAGCACAACCAGTTCATCATCCACCTGCAGGGGACGTGGCTCGAAGCCAATATGTACAAACGGCTAAAGAACAAGAGCGATATGCAGGGTGTGTTGCTCGATATGTTCAAAAAGGGGGTTGACTAACAAACTAACACAGATTAACATAGCTAACACTTTAAGGAGAGCGCTATGTCTAACATAGAAGAAGACGTAAAGAAATTTGTAGCGATAAGAAATAAGAAAACGGAGATCGCGGCAGAACATAAGGACGTGATGGGGCGTATTAACAAGGCACTGGATACCCTCAAGGCTCGCATTCGAGAGAAGCTGCACGAAGCCGGTGCCGAGTCGGTACGTACTCCCGCTGGAACGTGCTATCTTTCTGTAAAGACATCGGCGAAAGTCGATAGCAGGGACGCGTGGATAGCCTTCGTGGAGGGAAACCACGCGTGGGACTTCGTCGAGTCCCGCGTCAACGCAAAAGCAGTAGAAGCATACCTCGAAGAAACCGGCGAACTCCCGCCAGGGGTAGTGCTGTCCCGGTTTGAAGACATCGGCGTGCGCCGTTCTTAATCTAGGAGACGTTATGAGCAACATCATCCCTTTCAACACTGACTCCGCCAACCTGCCCGCATATGTCAAGCGTGCTCGTGGTAACACGGCTGACCTGACTAACGGCGTAGGTGGTGGGTTCGCCCGTTTGTCCATCAAGGGTAAGAGCTTCACCGTCGTGCGGGGGCGCGACGACAAGAAAACCCTGATGAATCCAAAAGACCCCGACAGCCCAGCCAGTTACATCGGTGTTGTGGTTGTCGCTGCTAGCCCGAGCCTGAGCAGGACTTACTACGCCAAGACGTTCGACGACACTGGGGCTGACGTAGCGCCCGACTGCTCCAGCGCTAACGGCGATAAGCCTGACCCCGGCGTATCCAGCCCACAAGCCAAGAGCTGCGCAACGTGCAAGCACGCTGTGTATGGCACGGGGACTGGGGGTAAAGGGTTCCGCTGCTCTAACCACCGCAGGCTGGTAGTCACTAAGCCTGGGGCGTACACCGAGGACGACATTATGCTGTTGTCCGTGCCGGGTGGCAGCCTCAAGAACCTTGCGTCGTTTGCGAGGGCTATCGGCCAGCGTGGGTTTGACTATGAAATGGTTATAACTAAGCTGAGTTTCGATTCGGCGGAAGCGACGCCCAAGCTGGTGTTCGAGCCCTACGGCCTGCTGTCTAACGACGCTTATGAGGAAGTCGAGGTGTTGCGCGACTCCGACACCGTTAAGCAGATTCTTGGCAGCGGCGGCGGCATGACAGGCAACGTCGACACCCGCTCGAACGACGAGAGCGAAGACGAGGCAGAGGAGCTGCCACCCGCTGCCAAGAAGTCCAAGGCAACGCCGAATAAGTCCAAGGCAACGCCGAAGAAGGCTGACCCGACGCCGGAGATCGACGAAGACGAGTTGGCCAGCGTGCTTGGCGAGGACACCAACGAGGACGACGAGTCCAACGTCGTGGAGATCGAAGCCAAGAAGCCCAAGGCAACGCCGAAGAAAGCCAAGAAGAAAGATGTAGAGGAGGCAGACGAGCTGGACGATCTGCTGGCTGAATTCGACGCCTAGTCTACACCACCCTGCTGCCCCGGTTCGTCCGGGGCTTTGCTTTCTAAGGGACCAGCCATGCAGACGATAGACTTTTTACGAGCGATACTGCCGAGCGAAGGGTGGTACTACTCTTGTGAGTGGATACCAAAACCTGAGTACAAAACAAAAGGGTTCTGGAAAAACACACCGCACGACAGCTTGGAGTCGCTGGCGCAGGCGTTAGAAGATTCATCGCAGCGAGGCATCAACGCTTATATGTCGTTAGCGGGGTTCGCCCAAGATGCGTATTATGAAGAATACAACGGGAAAGAAAAGCGTAAGACCCGCACCCAAGACAACGCGGAGCGGTTCAAGTGTATGTGGCTGGACATCGACGTCGGTGCCAGTGGCACGTCTAAGCCATTCAGCTCACAACGAGAAGCACTGCAAGCTCTGATCGGATTCGTCAACGACAGCGGGCTGGCGAAACCTACGTACATCGTAAGCTCCGGCTACGGGCTGCACGTTTACTGGGTGTTCGACAGAGAGATCAGTAAGGACAAGTGGTCGTGGCAGGCGCAGCGCGTTAAGGACATCGCGCACAGTATGGGGTTCTCGCCTGACGACAGCCGAACAACAGACTCAGCCAGTGTGCTGCGGCCTGTTGGGGCGAACAACTATAAAAACCCAGACGACCCAAAACCTGTAACCGCGCTGCACCAGGGCGCAATAGTCGACACGAAACAATGGTTCACGGCGCTGTATGAGCAGCACAAAGCACTGAACATAAAAACAAAGACCGTAACCAAACGCCGCAGAGTATCGCACAACGACGACCTGACCGGCGGTATGACAAGCGTGCCGAGTTGCGCGGAGCAGCTGGCAGACAAATGCCCGACCATACGGGCTATGCGCGACTCTCGCGGCGCTAACCACACAGAAGGCATGGAGCCGCTGTGGCGGGCCTGTCTTGGTGTGCTGCTCTACACGGAGCAGGGCGACGCTGTGTGTCACGAGTGGTCCGAAGGGCACCCGGAGTACGACGAAGACGCGTGCCAAGCTAAGATCGACGCACGGCGCGATACACCGCCATCTCTATGCAGCACGATACGGGACATGACTGGCAATAAATGCCAAGACTGTCGGTACGAAGTCAATACGCCTATCGTGCTCGGCTACCCGGAGCCTACCCAAACCGAAACTGAGGAGCTGGAAGACGGCACAAGTGTTCCGCTACCTACGCTGCCCCCGGTGTTGAACCGCGATTTTCGGTTCGATGTAGCCCAAGGTGGGCTCATGTGGAGAGCGCCGCTTAAAGAAGTGAAAGGCGACGCGGCACCTGCGCGGGACTGGGTGTGCATATGCTCGGCCTTAATAACGCTGGAGTACCTGTACACAGACACAGACGGTGAGCACTACGCACACCTGAACATACGAGCCAGACCCGGCGTCGTTGAGATGTGCGATATAAAAGTGTCACAACTAGCCCAAGGCGGCACCCAGCTAATGGGCGCACTGGGCAGTGGTGCTGGCGTCATACCTAACAACCCGAAGGGAGTGACCCGTTTCATGCAGACGTGGTACGACAGCTTACGACAGGGCAGCGAGCTTCAGACGATGCGCCGTCATATGGGGTGGCAGACTGATGGCACGTTCGTACTAGGCAACCGGATGTACACCGAGGACGGCGAAGTGAAGCGCTGCACGCTGGCCAAGGGCGTGACCAAGTACGCTGAAGCGCATGAACCCATCGGCTCCTACGAAAAGCAGGTGGCGATGATCGACGCTTTGTACAACAAATCGCAGCGGGAGGTGTACCAGTTCACCCTCGCCGCATCCCTCGGCGCTGTGCTTTACGTGTTGCTGGTAAACGATCTAGCAGCGGTGCCGATAATCTTGTGTGGGTCGGAGACGGGCAAAGGCAAGACGACCGTGTGTAAAGCAGCCATAGGGCTGTGGGGCGACCACAAGGGCAACGGGCAGCAGGCGAACGCAGACGGCGTCACCGAGTTCGCGCTGTACGTAATGGCGGGCATACGCAAGCACCTGCCCATGCTGGTTGACGAAGCGTCGGACTGGGACGCAGAGCGGTCAGCGAAATTCGCGTACCGCTTCAGCAGCGGGCAGTCTCGTGTGATGGGTGATCCGTCAGGTGGGCTGCGTGACAACAGCCACCTGAACTGGACGAACTTCATATTCATCACATCCAACGAGTCGATCATAGGTAAGGTGGAGGCGACTAACAAGAACCCAGGACCGAAGATCGCACGTTTGTTCGAAGTTCAGGTGCCGGACATAAAGCTAAACGTGGAGGACTACAACCTCGTTAGAGAACTGCAGAGGAACACGGGGCATATCGGCCCAAGGTTTTTAGAGTACGTCGTACGTAATCTTGGCTATGTGAAGAAGCAGCTAGAAACAATGTACTCATCGCTGACCAAGAACGTCGACGATGACTCCGGTGCACGTTACTGGCTGCAGACAGCAGCGTGCGTGATAGTGGCGAACAACATAGCCAACGACATAGGCGTGTTCCACTGGGGCAAGTCGCACCTGACAAAGTGGATCGCCAACCAAGTCCGCACCTTGCGGAGAATCGCCGACGACACGCTGAACACCGTGGAAGAAATGACGAGCATGCTGTTCGCCGACATACAGCCGCAGCTGGTCGTCACCCACAAGTGGGGCGACCGTGATAGCCGAGCAGCGATAAACCCGGAGTTCCCGCCACCGCGTGGGCGCGAGTGCCTTGGACGGTACATCACCAGCACCAACGAACTGTTCGTCACAACCCGCGCCATAAAAAAGTGGTGTGTAGAGAACAGCATTGCTTACAAAGACCTCGCAAATATGATGACTAACGCCGGAGTCATGCAGAACCCTGGTGCGAAAAAGTCGTTGACGGCTGGCACGGCGTTAGGCAGTGTGGGGCAGTCAAGGTGCTGGCATTTGAAGTTCAGCCAGCCGCAACTGCATGTAGTGGAGGTGTCAAGTGGAGCGTGATCTTATCGAACGCTATGGGAATTACTTAACGCTCAAGGATTTAAGCGACGTGTTGCATATGTCCTACGGGTCGCTGCGCGTGGCTATGTCTGCGGGTAGGTTCCCTATCAAAACATTTAAGGTAGGGAGAAGGCGGTTAGCCAGAGCAATTGATGTAGCCGAGTATGTTGACAAGAACCTAGAGTAAGCGTACAACTTACATCACTGCCTAACAAATAACAGAGAGGCTAACTGTGGCACAGATGGTACAAAAGTGGCTGTCAGAAGACGGCACAAAGGAGTTTGGCACGCGCCTCGAAGCGCTGACCTACGACATCAGCGTAGGTCAGAAAGAGCGCCTGGACAGATACATCAAGTCCAAGACCTGGGGACGCGGGCGTGACACCGTCGCAAGAGGGATGATCGCAGAGTTCCTGGCGTTTGAGATGCTCGACGAGGAATAGTGATGCACGTGATGATCGACTTGGAAACTATGGGGTGCGGGCCACAAGCGGCTATCGTCGCCATAGGTGGCGTGATGTTCAGCAGCAAAGGGATCGGTGACGAATTCTACTGTCTGGTGGACCTTGAATCATCCATGAAGGCAGGGCTGCAGGTAGACGCCAGCACTGTGAAGTGGTGGCTGGGGCGCGAGAAGGCAGCTCAGGACGCGCTGTTAGGCACCGGGGGCGTTGTCGAGCCTATCGCTCTTGAGCGGGCGTTGTCGGATTTGAGCGGGTGGGTACGCCCAGACGACCACGTGTGGGGCAACGGTGCCGATTTCGACAACGCCATACTGTCTAACGCCTATCGCTTGTGCCATATGCGCCAGCCTTGGAAATACATAAACAGCCGGTGCTACCGCACGTTGAAGAACCTGTACCCCGACGTGCTGCCTGAGAAACGAACCGGCGTGTACCACAACGCGCTGGACGACGCACGATACCAAGCACGGCACGCAGCGAAAATCCTGGCGACCAAGATGCTCTGACCCCACAACGGGGTGTGGGTTAGCCGGTGAGTGCCACGCATAGAAACCCCGGCAGCTGCCGCCGCGTGCTCTATGAACCCTTCTGGCAGCGGTGAGGCAGCAACTATGACTGACAACGTAAACCATCCCGTTCACTACACGGACCACCCCTCGGGGATCGAATGTATCCAGATCACTGAGCACATGAGCTTCTGCTTGGGGAACGCCATGAAATACATCTGGCGAGCCGGGCTGAAGGGGAGTCAGGTGGAAGACCTGGAAAAAGCCGTGTGGTATCTGAAGCGGGAAATCGAACGAGTAAAAAGCAATGGGTGACTGGTGGCAGCAGAACTTAAGAGCGTACTTCATCGAGGGCCAGGAAGACGCGGAAGAGGGGAAGTATGACCCTCCCTGGCCTATCAAGGGCACAGCCGCGTATGACGAGGACGAAAACTTAGCTTACCAACGCGGTTGGGACTCAAAGCAAAAAGAACTTAAAGAAGGCGGTAACAGTGGGCATTAAGAAACTAACAACAGCCGCGCTGCGTGAACGTATGGCACGCGGAGAAACGCTAGCCGAAATCATGCAAGAGCACCCGATCTTGACAGACATGGGGCTTGAGGTGGTGTGGGTCGGCACCAGCGGCAAAGTGCGTGATGACGGCGCGAAATTGCGTAAACCGTTCAGGCAGTACGGCGTGAGGTACTTGTGCTGCGACAGCACGGCGGTGCTTAACAACACCGCGTTAAGCTCACGGCTGAGCCGTGGCTCCAAAATGTGCAGACGGTGCTCGCGCAAGAACAACAGCCACGCTGCAGGTAAGCGCAGAAAGCAAGAAAGCCTCGTGCTCAACCAACACGTGTGGGCGATGTCGTTAATGCCTGTATCTAAAAACGCCGACCCTAACTGGTGCCCGAGATGAAATTCAAACAACGTATGGTGTGCCTTGGTGCCGTCTTGCAAGAAAGCACTATCGAAGCGAACGACCCAGCGGAAGCTTGGAAGTTGTCGCACCCCGAGATAGCCGACCCTCTGTTAGCCTGCCAGCGCGGTAAGCCAGTGTGCTGGGTAGAAGTGTCAGAGGTAGAGAGTGAGCGCTGAACCGTGGGTCCACGCAGCGCAGCTGCTAGCGGACTTGCTCGATAAGGATGTTTACATCGTAGGCACGTGCTACGGCACGCTCTCGCTAAGCACAACGATTTTCGGCGCATTCAAAATTATCGAAAGGGTTTCTCCGAATGTTCGAAAATAGAAAACTGTTCGACTACATTAAGCCAGCTCCCTGCGACGACGGATGTAAGAATTTCGGATACTGCAGGGGCAACAACGCTGCGTGCACTGAGTTTCAAGCATATGTCGGGACTGTGGCACGAGAGAAAATAAAGCTCGTCAACCGCATCCCGAGTACAGCGGTCTACAAAAGAATCTACGGGTAGTCACCCCAATTTGTCAGTAACCGCAGCGCTGGTTGGTCTTGTATAAACTTTCAAGCTGCCCCACCCCGAGTGCCGGGTTATCATCTGCACTTCGGGGATGGACAGCCCTTTTTCAAAGTACCGGCTCGTAGCCTCCCTTCTCAAGTCGTGCAGGCGTAGGTCTTCGATGCCAGCACGGCGGCAAGCTCGGCTGAACGCTTGAGTGATTGAGTCCCCACGAAGCCCAAACCCGTCAACGCCAAGGCTGGATACGAGCGCACGGGCTTTCTTTGACACAGGTATGGTCGTCGTTTTCCCCGTCTTATCATCAGTTATACGCAGACCGTCCGGGCGCAGGTCGGCGGGTCTTACACGTACCACCTCGTCGCGCCTCATAGCAGTCTCTAAGATCAGGCGAACTACTTTCCGCATAGTCTCGTTACTATGTAACGCCCGGAGCAGACGCTTATACTCACCAGGGTACAACCTACGCGACCGCTCAACTTTACGGCGCAACACTCGCTGCCGATTAAGCGCGGACACCGCGTCCTGCACTGGGTTTGTCTGCAGCGAATACCCCCACGACGTTCTAGCTAGGTGCACAACAGCAGACAACAGACTCAAATCTCTGCGCACTGTGTCAGATTCAACAAGCTGCAGTCTTGCACTGGCGTACCCCATCACTCTATCCGCAGACAGCTGAGCTAAGCTCACCTTTCCGAACGCGTCTTCTAGCAGGCGCAGGCGAGACCTCTCTTTATTCCCCCCTTTTTTCCCCGGCAGCACTTCCTTCTCGTACTTCTCGAACAACTCCCCCAACGTCACGCGTTTTGCTGCACCTGTCGTTACCCACCCCGACTCATACGCCTGCTCCTGCTCTCTGGCCCACGTCTCTGCCATCGCCTTGGTGCGAAAGACTTTTGACTGACTAGGGACACCCGAGTGCCGTACCTGCGCTCGCCACTTGCCGTTTTGGAGTTTGCGTATGGATGCCATCTGCGTGTGCAATTCGTGTGCAAACACAGGTTAACACCAAATAACGCCACTTAACAAATCAATGAGTTACGCGCCCAAAAAAATGCCCCTTGGGGGAGGGGCTAGGGAGCACTGGAGACGTAGGATGCTGTTTTACTTAGAGAATATTGGTGGAGCCGAGGGGGATCGAACCCCTGACCTTCGCATTGCGAACGCGATAACCTTGCAGTAATTATAAGCACTTACGCACGGTGTGTGCAACAGGTGTGCAATCACAAACCAAACAGGTCGGCGTTGTTCTCAACGAACTGCCGGTTGCCACGGTCGAACTTCACCCCGCCAAGAGTGTCTCGTTCGCGCTTCCGCTTAGCCTGCACGCTTCGCGTCAGCTCCGACATAGGCGAAGGCTTGAACCCTTCACGACGCTTCGTAGTCTGTAGCTTGTGCCACGCGTTGCGTTGCTTCTGCATCTCTGCCTTGTCGCCTGACTCAACAGCTTCGGCATAAGCCCGCTTAATCTCCGTGGTGCGGCTAGAAAATTTATCCTCGTAGGACTGAGAAGCCCCCTGCACGTCGTAGCGCTTCTGCAGCTTGTCAGGCTGCAGACCAAGGGCAACAAGCAGATCGTCAGTGAACGACACTTCTTCTGGTGACAGCACGCGGTCCCCGTTATACGTCGTCTCGCCTTTAGACTCCAAGCGGTATAGCTTCGCCATGTTGTTCATGCCGGTCGGCAAGAACTTCTCGAACGCCTTGAGCGTTTCGCCCTGGCTCAACAGCCCCATACCCTGCCACCACTTCGGGCCAAGACCACCAATGGTAGGTCCAAGACCGGCAACGATAGCCTTCTCGTAGAAGCTGCGGTCCATGCTGAAGTCGGTGTAAGGTATCCAGCTCAGCATATTCGCCGCGCCGGTCTTGGACGACAGGTCGACACCAGCGCCCATAGGCACCCCTTTAAGGAGCATGTCGGCGAACTCGCTACCGATGCCGAGGCTCTCCAGCCCACGGCGTACCTTCACCAGCTGAGCATCTTTATCCCACGGCTCGTCGTCATCACCGAACGCAGCGCCTAGCATTTGCACGATGGTCTGGATAGCGGCCACACCCGGCAAGCCCATAGCGCCAGCAACAGCGGCATAGTTAGCGAACGTGTACCCCAGTGCGGCACGCGCCGCTTCCTTGGTGTTGTCGTCGATTTGCGTTTTCTCATCGCTGCCGCGCATCGCTTGGTAAGCCAAACGACCGAATATGCCCGCTTGAAGAATCTGAAACTTGCGGTACTGGAATACAACCTTGGCTGGCAGGTTTTTGTGGAACGCAGGGCTTATCCAGCGCGGTGCGCTTAACTGATCGTACAACCCCTGAGTAACTCGCACCGTCTTAGACGCGTACTCAGAAGCGACGTCGTGGCCTTCGGACTCCGCCAGCCTGTACGCAGCAAGCGCAGACGTAGTGCGGTTGATCGTTTCCAACATAGTGGGCAAGCGACGCAGTGTGTTGTCGTACCACTGACCAAACTTGCCCGTTGCATGCCCGCCAAGATCGGACCCGAGACCGAAGTCAAGATAGCCCTTCTCCAACAGGTCTTCCAGCATGGCACGCTCGCCGTCGTTGCGAGCCGCCGCAGTCGGGTCAAACGGTATAACCTGATTCGCTGAGACCTTAGCGGTCCTCAGCATGGGCAACAAGCTGCGATACGCGTCAAACAATGCGGACCACGAGGCTTTGTACCCATGCGTCTTAGCCAACCACGGCTGAGTCATCAACACAGGCTGAAAGGCGTTCTGAATGTAGAACGCGGGAGACAGAACCAAATGCCACCCAGCATTAAGAGACGTTACAAAATCCTGCACGGGTGAAGGCGTGTACTCCATGTTCGCCTGCACGCGGGACCACAGCTCATTAGTCACGCGGCGAACGTCGTCCTTAGCGTCCAGCGGGGCTTTCTCCGCGATACGTGTCATCTCACCCAGCGCGGAGTTTATTTCGTTAAGGTACTGCAGGTTAGCTACGTAGTGAGACTGTGACTGCGCGTTCGACCGAAACGCCCGCATCATGTCTCGTGGCTGGCCAGCATCTTCACCCATACCAGCACCAAAAACATTCTTGCGCGTATGCTCGGTCTGCCTCGCGTGCTGCTGCGAGACGATGCCAAGTTCTATTTCATCGAGCATCTTGAGTACAGACTTTTGGAACGCCTTGTCTTTGTCGCTCTTAACCGCGCTGTTCTCAACAGCGGCACGCAGGCGGCTCAGCTCAGTAAAACCGACAGGCGAGCGGTCGCGGTATTGAGCCTTTTCGAAACGCTCCGCAACGGCATAACGCTTAGCGACTTTGTTGCGCATGCTGTTGGCTTCGTACCGATTTGTGGCGAAGTCCAAGAAGTAGTGCCGCTCATCACGGCGCATCGTGTTCAGCTTTTTACGGATAGCATCCGCGTCCTGAGTGTCAGCGGTTTTCAGCTGCTCGCTAAGCGCGGCGAACTCCTGCGACATGCCGACCACTACGTACTTACCATCGCGCATGATGGTTGCATATGGCCCTTGCAGCTCCGATAGCTTAATAGGCTTGGCACCCGTGGCCGCAGCTAGATCGTCGAGCGCCTGCTGCTTCTGCTTGAGGGACTCGGCGTTCCACTTGTTGACGCCAACAACAACCTCTTGTGCTGCGGGAGTGAGCGCGTTGAAAGCACTGCGCATCTTGTCGTCGATGACGGCCTTACTGGTTGGCGTCCAGCCGTACTTGACTGGGTCATACCCCCACTTCTGGCTCATCGTGGAGTCCAGCAGGAATCTGTTGACTTGCTTCTGATCGTTGGCACTCAGGTCAGCGAACGCACGCGTGGTATCCGACGCCCTCTCCATCATCTTTGACTGAGTAACCGACCGACGCCCGATCAAATCGAGCAGGCGTTTCGCGTGCGGGGCCATTGCTGGGAATTTCTCAGTGACATAGTCAGCAACGTCATGCGTAAACGCCAGCCCCATGTGCGCCTGCTTAGCGGCGTTCTTAATGACGTCAACCACGTTGCTGACAGTCTCACGGTACTGCTGTGTGCCGTTCAGCGCGTTAGCAGACGCACGGAGAGCGTCGGTTATAGCTGGAGCGGCGGCTTCACCGAACAAAGGCTCGTCGTTCTGCACCTTGCGTAAATCGGCTTTTCGATATATCTTATTACCAGAGCCGTGTTTAAGGTGGGTAGCAACCCTGGGCAATCGAAGCCCAGAAGTCCCGCGTAAGACACGGCTTTGCTTTTCGTCAAAGTACCGCATCAGACCCGCATCAGACCACCTTTCAAACGGCTTCCCACCGACAGCATCGTATGCGTTGACAAGCAGGCTTACATTGTTCGCCCCCGCCTGGATGTCGGGCGTGACAACCATGACTACCGGGTCGCCGTTGACCGTCTCTGGTGCCACGATGACCAGCCGCCCGTTGACCGTCTCTGAGTCGAACACAGCCACGGGGTCTTCTAGCCACTTAGGGATTTTCTTCCAGTGCTCGGCGGTCAGATGGTGGTTAAAACGGCTGTCGATAATCTTGCTCTCTGCCGCGTACAGCCCGCCGCTTCCAAACCCCAACATCTCCAACAGATTCGAGTGGTCGAGCACTTTAACGCCTGCACGCGCCGCTTTAGAGTTAGGGGCAAACAGCTCGTCTATACGCTTCTCGTACGCCTGAATAGTAGCGTCGCTACGCGCTTCTCCGAACATCGTGTTGCTGTCTTGAACAGCGTCAGCGTCCAGCACTGTGCGGGCAGCGCCCCTGGCGAAGTCAACCAGATCCTGTGCGGTCAAGTCGTGCCTGCCGAGACCCCACTTAGACAGTGCGCGTTTAACAGCTTTCAGCAAGCTGCCGAACCATTGACCGAGCTGGGTCTTGGAACTGATCTCCGTGGGGTTTACACCAAGAGCGACAGCTTCCTCAACGAAGTACGCCACCAGCTCCTGGCCAACGGCAGCGGAAGGAGTTTTCGCAGCCTCTACACGCTGTATGGCGCGTCGCGCCGCCTGAACTTCGATAGAGTCGCCAGAGCCGTCCGCCCAGCGCTGCACCTTCTTAGATAGGCGAGACAGCTGCGGCTTAGTCAGCACGCCTTCGATGCCGATGTGCGAGCCAACCTCGTGGAACACGGCAGACAGCTCGCGCCCCTTGGCGATACGGCTGAGTATAAATGTCGCGTGCGGCACGCCGTGTTTTTTGGCGACGATGCCATAGGCTCCGTACCCGGAGTTACCACGAAGGTGCTCAGCCGGTACGCCATCGGCGTAGGCTTCTTCCGGTGTGTCGTAGACCTTAATGCGCCAATGGTGGTTCTTACCCAGCAGGGTAGTCAGCGCAGCATCGAACGCCTCCCGTGTCGTTGGGTTAGTGGCACCGGGGTTCTCGCCCAGCCGGGCGTCGGGGTCTACGTGTCGTCGCTTTTTGACGGCGATCCTGGGAGCAGCCCCGCCGCTTGCATCAGGCGCTTGTGCCCGTCCGCTCGTGCCAGCATCGCTACTGACTTCGGGTCGTTCTGGTACGCTGCTCGAACTTCCGGCGGCGTCTCCGCCAACTCCAGAAGTATCTTCGACATACTTGGTTGCTTGGTCTGGCCCACTTAACATCTCCTGCCGTAGTTGCTTACCAGCCGAAATGAACGCTTTCACCTGCTTACTGACTGGTAATTCTTCAGCCTGCGCTACAAAGTCTAGCCACTGCTCACGGTTTTGCTCAGACAGGTTTTCGAACGGCACGTCGGGCATAACTTTACCCCACACAGACCGCGCCTTTGCCTCTAACTGCTGCATTCGCTGTGCGTTGCTCTCAGCTAGAGCCGCCGCCTGCGCTTCTTCATGCACCCGTCGCTGCTGCTCGTACAGCTCGAACTTCTCAGCGGATGCCGCACTGAGATTCTCTGCGCCGTCGATACCCAGCTGGTTAACACCGCCAGCCCCACGAGAGCGTATAGCAATGCCGGAGTCTTCCGGTTTTACAAAGTCCACAGCACCTGTGTCTTCTTCGAGAACATTCAGATTAGCGTCATTCTCGGCGCGGGCGGCTTCAGCAGCGGCGAACTGCTCTCGCACCGCTGCAATAAGCTGCGGGTTGTCTCTCTCCAAACGCGCAGCGTGCTCCATGAGTTTCTTCATACCCGACTGAATAAGACGCACAGCAGTCTGCGGGTGGTCGTTCTTAATTAGCCCGGCCTTGTGCATCTTCTGCGCCAGCGCACGGGTGGTCATCTGCCCAGTTTCCGACACCTCAACATCAATGCCGTCAACATCGAAACCAAAGTCTAGCTGGATAGCCGCAGCTTCAGCATCTGTCAGTACGCCGGTCGCTCCCCCTATCGCAACGAGGGCTTGTGTCGGACTGTCGTAAGTCAGAGCTGGAGCACGCACGTTAGCAACAGGGGGAGCGACCGGCGCAGTCGGAGCAGGCACGTCAGCAACCGGAGCAACAGGCGCAGTCGGAGCAGGCACGTCAGCAACCGGAGCAACAGGCGGAAACAGTTCCGCACGGCGGGCCAGCACCATGTCCAGCTTAGCAGCGGTTCCTGCACCAAACATATGGCGAGAGTTCTCTGAGCCGTACTGCTTTTCCCACTTGTCTAAGCTAGCGCGAGCTTCAGCTGCTAGCTCTGGTGTCTTGGTGCTGAGTCGCGCCAACGTCTCCTCGAACTTGAGCAGGTTGCGAGTAACAGCATCTGGCTTCGGCGACTCCGTAACCGCCGTACGAGCTTCAGGAGAAAGCGTAGACAGCAGACTCTCGGCGGCAGCTTGCTGCTCCTCGCGCTTGATCTGAGCCTTTGTCTTAGGCTTCGGTGCTGACTGCTTCTCGGCAGTGTCCGCCTTCTTGGTTTCTTTAGGTACTTCGCCTGTCGCTCGGTAATACAGCTCCTCGCCTACAGATAGCTCGCGCTCTACCTGCGTAACTGGGTCGCGGACGATAGTGCCAGAAGGCTCATCGTAGGCAGCGGTAAGTTCCTTCTCGATCTGCTCACGCTCTTTTTTGTCCGCAGGTTTGGCGTACTGGTCTAGAGTCGCGTCAATGCCCTCGCTCGTCAGGCCACCGTTCTGCAGCAAGTCATAACTTCCAAGCCCGGCGGGTGCACGAGCCAACGTGTTAGCCTGCGCCACGCCTTGTTTAATGTCGCTCTGAAGCTGGTTGTAAGCGCCAATTTTAAGGCCGAGGCTTTCACGCACAGCCTGATCGCGCAGCTCCGCAGCGGCGTCTTCCTGCGCCCGGCGACGAGCTTCCGGGTCGCCGATCAGCAAGTTGGTCGGCACGGTAACAGTAGAAATCCCAGCGCCGCCAAGGCCACCAGCCAGCATCGACTGGCGCAGTTCTTTGTAATACTCGTCAGTGCCTATTTCTTTGTTAGCACCAAGGTACTCAAGAGGAACCTGCAGCCCTTCCTCACCCGCTTCAGTAAGTATGCTACCAGCGGCGATAGAGCCAGCTCGCACAGGAGCCGGACCTTTGGAAGCGAAGTCGGTGATACGCCCAAGACTGGGAGCCAACCTACCTGCACCGAGCAGAATCCAATCACTGAGCCCTTCAACAGCGCCAGATGCCAGACCTGCGAGACCAACACGTAACAAGTCAGGGTCACTGCCAGTTCTAGCCGCTTCGTCAACAGCTTCTGGATAAATCTCGCCTATTGTTTGGCCGGTTCCATACGCAGTCAGCCCAGCACCGAACCCTACTTTCGCGGCTTTCTCGATAGCAGATTCGGCAGCGTTTTTAACGACACCCTTTGCGATCTGCTTACCAACCAACCCGGCACCAAGTCCGCCCGCCAACGACGGTATCACCTTAGCGCCATAATACTGCGCGGCGTCCACCCAATCGCCAAACCCGCCCTCGTTAAGCAAGTAGTCAGCGTCGTACTGTTGGCGCTGGTTACGCTGCACATCTTGCATGTTTTCTTGGAACGTGTTGTAGCCCCAGTCCCGCACGCTATCAAGGCCGAGCGCATCCCCCACATACCCCACCAGACCGCCGCCCAACCCCTTGGTTTCTGACCACGCATCGGACAGTGCGCGGCTTACATCTCCAGGAGCAGGCGCAACCTCGCCGTATTTGTACTCGTACGTCCCACGAAGTTCGTCATCTGTTAACGGATCGTCTGGAGCGGAAGCACGATAGCGCTCTACCCAGTTGTTGTAGTCGTCTTCAGTTGGGCCAACGCCGTATTGCTGGCGGTAATGTTCTGTCAGTGCGAACGTATCAGCGTTAGGGTTCGCTTCGACGTTAGCTTGTATAAACTGGTGAAACGGCGTGACGAACTGGTCTGCCATCAGTTATGCCCCACAGCCCCGTTGTTAGGTGCGGTGCCCAGGTCTCGAAAACTAGGCCACTTGCCGGTTGCTTCGTAATATTTAAGTGCGTACTCGCGTTGCTTCTGCTGCTCTAGCCGGGGGTCCCGGTCCAGCTCCGCACGGTCCTTACCCGCCTGCCGTCTCGCGGTGGCGTCCGCTTGCCTGCGCTGCGCCGCTCTGTGTGTCTCGTCGGCCTCGAACTGCCTGTCGGAGTTCGCCTGAGTCGCTTGGAACCTAGCGCTGTCTAAAGCCGCCTGCGCCGACCGATACTGTGCCGTACGGTCTGCTTCCAAGGCCCGCTGGCTGGCAGCTGCTGCTTGTAGCCCATAGTTATCCTGGTGCCTGCGGTCATCAGCCGCCATGCTCGCCTGTCGGTACAGCGAGTCGTTAATCAGTTTCTGAGCCGCGAGTTCGTCTGAGCTGCCGTCCTGCTTGTAGCTAGCGCCGATAGCAGAATTCAGCATGTTGGCGATAGCCGCCTTCTCTGCCGGGTCGCGGCTCCAACGCAGCGACTGCAGCATGTCCTTCACTTCAGGGCTGTCCAGCCGCAAAGCTTTCTCAGGAACACCCGTCGCAGTGCCTGCGCCAAAGCCAGTCTTAGCGGGAGTCGCTGGGGGCGGCGTGCCGTATACACGCTGGTCTGCCAACTGCCTTGCTTGGTCATACCCATACCCAGAAGCCATAGCCTGCTTAATGACATCAAGGCGCTTCTCAGCGCGAAGTCCTTCTATCACGCTTTTAGAATCATATGAATTGAACGCAGGGTTCTTGTACTCCGGCGGAATATCCGACGCCCCCGTGCGCACCCCGCTGGCTTCCATGTAGTTGTTAGTATCACGCATCGGGGCGGGTATTGGCCGACCGTCTGGCGCAAAACCAGGGGGCGGGGCATAGTTCATCGCGGCATCGCCCAATCCAGTGGGGGAGGTAACAGGAGACTGAGCACCCACACGCAAACCAGTAGGCCCGTAAGCGTCCAATACGCCGCCGGTCGAGCCGTCGTCAGTCGCGCCGTACGGGACTGAGTGCCCATGCATCTGGGGGTTCTGTGGTTGTGGTGGCTTACCGTTATAAAGGAACTGATCGCGGAGGACAGGACCAATCTGCTGCAGCACACCCGGTATCGCAGCTGCACCTTGCACAGCTCTCGTATGCCAATCACCCAACGTGCCAGAAACATCCGCGCTCAACCCCGGCGCAGCTGGGGCGCTGTAGCCAAACACGTTGTTGCCACGCATGCCGTATGGCGTAGGCTGGTCTACAAACGGGCCGAAATCCCGCGCAAGGCTAGTGCCATACGGTCGTACCGCTTCGACGGCGTTACTAACACCCGCACCGATAGCATCCCAGGCTTGGTAGCCACCGGGTTGGTAGCCAGTAGCCTCACGAGTCCACCCCGCTCGTGGAGCAGCCATACTATCTGGCGGAGGAGCGAAGCCCACAGCGTTGTTGCCACGCATACCGTACGGCGTAGGCTGATCTACAAAAGGGCCGAAGTCACGCGCAAGGCTGGCACCGTATGGGCGTGCCGCTTCAACTGCTTGATTGATGCCCGCACCAATTGCATCCCAGGCTTGATACCCACCCGGCTGGTAGCCAGTAGCCTCACGAGTCCACCCCGCGCCCGGCGGAGCACCAGTTGCGTACCGAGCGTAGCTATCTGCGACACCCTGCAGATCGACAGGCAATGTTGCGGAGTCTTGTGCTTTATCTTTCTCAGCCATGTTAATAGCTCACTCTGTGCCTGCGCGTGTGTAGTTCAAAAGACAGGGACTTAATAGAAAATGTGCCGCCGTTGTAGTTACTTATCGTAACGCCGGGATACCGTGACTCGAAACCTCGGCCAAGTTTGATGCGCCGAGCGTTGTCGTCGCCTAACCACGGCGGCTCCTCGTGTTGCTGGCTATATTCAGCGCCTTCCTGCTCTACGTCCTCGGAAACAACGACCCCTTTAGACGCTTCGCCAACTACGTACACAGAGGCCACAGTCTTCGCCATAACCGGGTCGCCGAAATGCATACGCCCGAGTTGGACATAAGCGTCGATGTCCGCGCCGTTGTCGTCACTGCCAGAAAACGCGTCTAACGACGTAGTGGACAGGGCGTAACACGTCTCCCCAGCGGATACGACGTCCACTGCTGACAAGCTGTACTCGCTTATACCTAGCGTCTCTGCGTTGAGAGCGTATACGGTCATGCGCACGCCTTCTCGCAGTAGCTGTGGTTCTCGGAGTAACTCCACGGAGCAGAGGTGCTGAGACCGACGTCGCTAGCGGCGAGCGCCGCTTGGCCTAGCCCAGCCACCATCTGAGCGATGTTAGTCAGCACACCGAGCACATGCGGCACCAGCTGGCTAACCCGCTGCAGCTGGACGTTCACTTCGCCGTCTTCCAAGCGGAACCCCTTATCCAGCCTAGTAGTCTCGTAAAGGTGTCGAACCCGCTCGCTTTCCAGCTCCAACCCCGCCGGGGCCAGCCGCGCCTTCCACAGCTCAGACACAGCCTGCGTGCGAGTAAGGATGCCCTGCCACTGCAGCCCAAACGCTTTAAGGGCCAGATCATCTCGCGCAATCAACGCGTTGCTGATAGCTATACCGTTAGCCACTACAGCCGTAGCAGCTTCTAACAGCCTTTGTTGGTGAGTGTTGTGCTCTCCGATCCACATATTCTCAAAAGCGTTAGCGTCGACAACGGCGTTGCGAATGTCCTCGCGCCGCTGCGTAGCCTGCGTATGCACTTGATCGAGCCTGGACTTAGCAAGATTGCGGCTGGTGATGTCCGCGACTTTGTTAAGTCGAGCTAGGGATGCTTCAGAAGGCAGCTTCCAGCCGCGACGTGCACCGTTATCCGTCGCTTCGCGCTCAGCTTCAATTTGCTCGCGGCTTAGATCGTCCTCGACAGCATCGTACATACCTTGGTACGCGGCATCAGAGATCAAGCCCGTCCCGCCTAGTGTGCTGGTAAGGACCGCTTTAGTCTCAGTCTTAACCTCCGGCGTATAGGCAGCGTCGGTGTAGTCCAACGGGTCCAAGTCGCCCTGCGTGCTGAGCGTCGGCATCGTCGGTTCTTCGCCAGTAAAGTCCGGCTCGGTGTCGTCTATCGTCGGCGGGGAGTAGGTTAGGTTTATGCCCTCGTCGAACGTCGGTTCGTACACTAAGCCGTCCAACGCGGACAGCAGCGTGTCCGCAGACGAAGCGAGCGTGTCCATGCGCAGTACGGCGTCGTTTTTTAAGGCTTCAGCGATAGCGAAAACCTCTTGTATCTGGGCTATCGCTAGGTCTGTAATTTGTCCAGGTATCGTATCAGCCACGACCGCACTCCTAGTTGACAGCTATCAGCAGCTGGTTAACGCCCTCGCCACGGTCTCTGTAAGCAAACCTAACGGTGGCGTTAGTTGTGTCGACCCGCATCCGCCGGTTGGTTACGTGCCGCACCTGTGAGTTAGGCAGGCAGGCTACAAGCCCGTCCTGGTCGACCAACAGCACAACTTTTGTGTCAGCATCGCTCACAGATACTCTGTCCGTCGACTCCACGCAAAACCCTTTCGCGTAACACTTATTGTTGATTTTAGTCGCATTCCAGTCTTTTGGCTCGGACGCGCCGGTTGCTACCCAGTACAGCCCGCCAGCCGTGGCGACGTAGAACCCGCTGTTGTCCGGCGCGGCGACAGCCCGCACCTCGTGCTCGAAGCTCATGACGTTGGTAGGGTCAAATAGGTGCGGTGTCTGCCCTTCGGAACGAAACACAAACGTGTCGACCCACGTAAGGACATAGCCGTTAACCTCAGATACACCGTTGCCGGGTATCGGACCTCTTAGATACTGCGTGCGGCACGGGGCTCTTGAGACTCGCACATCAGACACCGTTGCTGGCAGGTTGCCTATTGCTACACGCTGGCACCAAAGCAGTGACTCACGGTTGTCGCCAGAAGATACGTATATGTTAGCATAAGTCGCTGACGCGTCGGGGGAATCGAGGTCGACGACTATATCCTGAGAAGCAGAGATCGTGATTTCTCCCACAGGCGTGGCACCATGCTCTCGCCCCAGCGCGTCTTCCAGCGTACACACAACACGGTACGTACCTGCCGACAAAGACCCTGCCTGTGCGCTTAACAGCGGAGCGGCGGGCACTGTGAGACCCCACGGGTAGGCGTCCCCCTGGTACACCATGCCTGTGCTGCCGTCATCCATCCAGAACACCGTCTCAAAGTCCCACTCATGGAACTCTATATCCGCTCCAGATAAACCGCTGGCTAGCTCATCCGTAGAATACGCCTCGCCTTCAGTAACTTTGTACAGACCCGCGCCATCTTGGAGCAACAGAACGCCGCCGCCGTAGAACCCACGAGCTATGGCCGTACCGGCGAGTTTCTGCGTTACGCCGTCGCGCATACGAACCCAGCCATCCGCATCAATGTCGACGTTATAAGCTCGTCTAAGACGCGGCGAAGGTCCGTCCCGCCGTGAAGGCTGCTGAAAAACAGAAGACGTTGGGGTGGACACTGTATCTTGCCCCAACGGCCAAGGACCAACACCTTCGACAGAGACTTTCATTATCCGGTTTCTCGATTTGGGTTATTGAGCAGGTGTATTTCCTTGAACCCAGTCTTGTATGTGCCGTAGCACGCAGGTGGCTCAGGCGTGCTAGGAGGAACAAGGATGCCTGTGTACTCATAAACTTTCCCAGTAGCACCGCCCACCACTAGGACAACTGCTTGTGCCTAGTTAAAGCCATCAATACGTACCACGATCTAACACCTATGCATACCCGATAAATCGTTTATTTCGACTAGTCAATTCTCCCTCATCCGCTTGATAATTACCTGTCCATAGATACTCATCGGGAGAGTTTTTGTAAAAGGTGTCACCTTCTATTGCCGACACGTCTAACGGCATCGACACAGGGTAAAACGGCTCGTAAATGGTAATGGTTTTCCGCCAAACGCTAGAATCTGTTTCATCTAGCGTTATACTCCCGTGTGAAGTTACTAAGTTTGCGATGCATATATCAGTTAAATTGCTTACTGACGTATGTCCCCAATTAGCCATTCCATAAAAATAGCCTTCGTCCTCCCCAGGACCACAGTTATCCGCCCCGTTACTGCCCTCTCTTTGTATAACTTGTTGGTACGGGCCTAGCACTGCGCCATTATTCACACTTGTATACTGAGACTTTATCAATAAGTTTTGGTATCTTCCTTTTATATCTTCTTCGTATATTCCATTAACTCCATAAACAGATTCGGTAGCATAAACTCCTTCTGCATCGTCAGTTATAAAAAAGTATTTTCTAGTAGAGGCGTTTTGCATATAACGCCTATATGTTATGCAAGTACCGCTACCTATAGTGTGCTCAATATAGTAGCAGTCTGTGTGAGAGAGCGAAAACCATTGGCACCTTGCTGCATTATTTACAGCTACCCACCAAAAAGGGTTGGAACCGCACAGCCCGTGACAGTAAACATATACATCACGAGCGCAGTTGCAATTGACAGTCCCCTCCACTGCCCATTCGTACACGCGCTCGTAACTATCATAAGTCCCTTCGGTCAGAAACGTAATATTGCAGTCGGGGTGCTGATCAAAAGTAAACCCAGTGGTTGCTGAACCGGCTGGGTATGTTTCAATGAGCTGGGACATCTGGGTGCATGTTTCAGTTGCTAAACTAGCGTAATTTAATGTCGCACTAGATGAGTGATATTCATAGGTATATCGCATAATCTCCCAGTCGTTTTTATCCCTACTCCAAAACGCGTAGAACGCAGTATCGTTCCCCTTAGAGACATATCCGCTAGATAAACAGTTCCACCAATAGGGGAGCGCCGTACCACTAATCGGGATAAACAAATAGTCGGCACCTGGATGCGGGAAGAAATCTCCGCTTTCTTCTTCGCTAATTGTTGCCGTTACGTTATTTTCCGTAACATCAAAAACTATTTTATAGAGCCATACTGTTGTGTAGTATGCTCCAGAAGTTGAGCCGTCGGCTTCTCGCCAAGTAGTTATCATGCCCTCTGTTGGGTCGTCGTACTCCGTTTGTGGCGAATATTTCCAACCGTGTGGCCCCCAAGCAACCTTACCCCCTTCATAGACGTCTTCCAGCTCCGCTGAAGTCAACACCTCTATTTCTGACCCATCAACAGGGATCAGCAGCGACAAATAGTAGCCCTCGATGCGAATCTCATCGTCAGCACTAAGTAAGCCGCCAGTAAGCATTTCTTTTAGACACTCGCCACCTTCCCACTCATCCGACGGTGCGAGCTTCACGGCTTTGCAGCCCGAAGAATCTGTCCTTATTAACCAATAGTTATATTGCCCATCATGAAAAACAGCATCGTTTACTCCGAGATTACAATCAATAAAAGCACGGGGGCTACTAGGCCAAGGAGATATTTCGCCTATGGAATGCCCTGCTTGGAGTTTACATTGGGCGGCAAATCTAGCTTTTCCTGTGTACCAAGTAGGACTTACTATGTGCCCCTGGGTGGAAGCTAACGCACCAGAAGTAGTAAACCCTTCGGATGTATAACTATTCTCATCACTTAGAGGAAACGTATCTGGCCACGATAAACACGCGCCGGGGGGATCGCTCTCTCTGTACCCCCAGAACAAATAACGGTTTTCGTCGTATCCTGGAAGGCTACTACCCCCACCAGTAACGTACCCGTCGAGCCCTTCGCCTAAGTAAACTTCGAGGGGAAAATTTCCGTAGATCGTAGTGCCGTATATAGACGTAGCTGCGGTGAATAATAGAAGCCCAGACTCTATCCCGTAATAGTAGTATGTTTCTGTCGCTTCGTGCAGACTCAGACTCGGGCTATAAACTCGAACAATCCTGATCGGTGCAGCTTTGGCTACCGACGCAATCGAAGTGACCTCTATACGCGTACCGTCAACCGTAGTACGCCGCCACGTGCCACGTGTCTGGTTAGTCTTGCGCATACGAGCCTCAAGCTGGCCTAGCAACTTGAGAGCAAATTTGTGCCACTCCTTGGCGGCGTCCTTGTCGCCTTTATATTTGTTCGTATGTGGGCCTGTTACGCGCATTAGCCACGAATTTCTCTCAGCTTCTGGATCGAACCAATCTGAGCCGTTACCGCGCTGGCTCCGGCTGCGTCATTGACATTAACGTGCACACGGCAGAGTAAAGAGTCACCCGAGGTTAAACCAGACGTGTCTACGACAAAGTCATAGTTAGCCATCGTCGTCGTGTTAATGCTTTGCGCTGCTGTGCTGCACAGGTCAGAACTCAAACCCGCGTCGCCGTCGGGAGCATACACAACTAAGTCGAGCGTCGCGCTCGTGTCAGCGGCGTTATCCGCCATGCCCGCATAGAATCGCAGAGTAAAATCATCCCCTGCGGTAAAGTTATCCTCCAGCTCTACTTCGAACGCCGCATACCGATCTGTCGACCCTGCGGTCTTTAGATCGCCCGCCTGAAGCACAGGGCTGTTAGTCGCCCACGTGCCAGTAATCAGGCCCAAGTCATCGTTCGCTGCGGCACTAGGTAAGAGAGAAGACAAAGCGTCCCACACGCGCATTGACGTCAGAGGGATCGCTTTAGCCATTTCAACTAGCGACAGCTTCGTGCGAGTGATAGCGTTGTCGGGGAAGATTATCGTGCCCCGCTCAGAGTCTATCGTGCCGTAGTTAATAAAAGTCTTACCGCGTTCGTTTTGCATAGTGTTATGTCACTCCGGGTAGGTTCCTAACATAGTACCTATAGTCGTCGTAGCTATAGTCACTGGCGCTTGGGCGGACGCTGAGCTAGCGGCGTCGCGTCTTGTCCAGTCAGGGTGTAAGAACCCTGCGCGGCAGCTACGACGTAAGTTGCGAGCAGGTTCGCAGCCTGTCCGGTGTAGGTGTAACTTCCGTAGGCCGTCGGCGGTAATGCGCAGTTTTAGCTCGAGGTCTTTGTCGGCCATAGGATTAGATCGGGTAAATGGTGACGCCGACGCGCCCGCCGTGCCCTTGCCATGTCGGCATGACAACGTGGGCATGGAGTACCCACACGCCATCCTGATCGACGTCGCCCGATTGCAGCGTGTAGCTTACACCGCTTTGCACGCCATCAATCGTAGACACTGATCCGGCCCATTCTCCGGTACTGTTGTCCGGTTTTTTGTATTTAATCCCTACTGTGGTCGACGTTGATATGTCAACGCCCGTATCGAGTTCGATCACAGTGCCAACATCGCCAACGTGTATTCCCGTGTTCATTCTACAGAATCCTCAAACAGTGGCGAGGAGAGTGTCTTTGTCAATGTCGCAGGCGATGTAAAAATAGCCGATGCACTCAGATGCGACGCCAGTTGTGCGTACTGAATCGCCAACGACGAAAAGTGAACAACTGGCGTTATTGCAGATGACTTCCGTATTAGTTCCATAGTCTGGACTCCACAATTACCCGCCGGGCGATGCCAGATGCTCGGCGTATTAACTCCCGCACATCAGAAATTACGCTATCAACAACGCCGAGTCCAAACGAATACACGGGGCGTTTTAGGCCGAATCTCATCATCTCGGCGTGATCTCGCTAATGTCGTCATTCGAGTCGAACTCAGCAAATGGCGTCACGTTATCATCTTCGAAAACAGTAATGACACGGGTTGTCGCATTACGGGACCGCCTATGCATGTGCGACTTGTAGATGGCGGACATTTCTGCCGATTGCTCGGATGTGAGTCCGTTGATCAGTCCCATCAATTGGTCGTGTTCAGTCGATGTCAACGCCGAACCGCCCACCGAAACTACCGTGGACGCCGCACTCTGTATCAGCAAAACCTGCACGCCCGCCGAATAAGCCACGGGATCGCCGCCGATACCGCCCACCAAATTGCCGCCGCTGATCTTGGCGATGTAATTGCCTTCCCAGAAATGGAGCTGCCAGTTGTTCAGCAGGTCGGTCGTAATGCCCACCGCCACGCTATCGCCCAAATCCTCTTTGCCGCTGGCCCCAGCGATGGCCGGATAGGTGATCCCTAGTTCGCTCGCCTCCTCGGCGCGTATCGCGTCGATGAGCGTCTGTATATCCACCGTCACCTGCGGGTTGGTGACTTCGATCAGCGCGTTAGGTTGGTCAAATACCAATGCCACCGTTCACCCCGTCAATTAAATGCAGGTACGGCGGCACCCAATACCACGCGCCATCGACGCCGATCTCAATCGGCATTTTCATGGTCCGCCAGATCATGCGCGAATAATCGTATTTCATGCCGTGGACGTTGCGGGCAATCAGCACAAAGGCCAGCTCGGCCTCCTGCCCATCCATCATCAGGCGCTTGGCGCTCAACTCCGGGCCAACACCCCAGGCCGTGCCGCCGTAATCGTAACGCTCGCTCATGCCACAATCGAATCGACAATCTGCGACACATAGAAAAATGCGCCGTCTCTGCCCTGGTGCGCATAGGTGCGCAGCGGCAAATATTTGGTGCCGGAGCTGGCTTTTCGCACGCGCAGTTGCAGCAGTTGCGGGTTGGCGTACACCGGAATACCCGTCAACTCAACCGTGGTGGCCGCCGCCGTGCCAGACGCCAGCACATTGGACTCGTCCGCATTGGGCACCAGCCAATAGCGCGACCCTACGATGATATTTTCCAACGTCACGTCCGAATAGAACAACGGGTCGGCGGGCAGGCGGTTGAGCGTAACCACCACGCCCGCATCATCGAGGGTGCGCCCGGTCTGGATGCCGGAATGAACCATGAACGCACCAAACGCGACGGTACTCATGAGAACTCAACGTCAGGGCAGATGAATACGACATCCTCTGACGTGTTGGCCGTTTTGGCCCACATCAGCGTTACGAGTACCGCCGTATCTTGCTTGATTGAATACTGGGTGGTAAGCGCCAGTTTTACCGACGTAAACGAGGCCGCGCCGTAAGTGGTGGCGGACCAGCCAGCCGATCCAGAATCCAGCGAACCGCCGTCAATCTCATAGGTCGTTTCGTTCCGTACCGTTCCGCCACTGTCGGTATAACAGACATGGATGCACGCCTCTTCTTTATTTGGCACGCCATAGGTCGTATTGACCAGCATATAAAGCGTTATAGTTTTTGCAGCGGCGCTTTGCGTGTAGATTTTAGAAAACGGCGGAAGCGGGAATACTCTGTTGGCAGAGGCGCTGTGTGCGTACAAACGACACGAAACGGGCGTGCTTGAACTATCCGGGCGTGCAGCGTTTAGATAGGGGTAATACCCATCGTCTCTCGAATCGAGATCGCCGTAAGGGCTGGAAACATAAATGCCGCCCAGTCCATCGCCCCCTTGCGAATAGACCCATCGTGGGCTACCTGTATGCCGCACCTGACAATAGCGAGGATACTGAAATCCTAAAAAGTGCACATCGCCACCCGTGCCAGACCCTCCAACAAGCAAAAAGCCTTCGGGTATCCCATCGCCAATCAACGCGCCGCCGACAAACCGCACACAGCCTCCGTATGACCCTGGCTGTACGAAAAAATCGTCGTCTTCATTCAAGTCAGTCTTTTCTATTGTGCAATTTATAAAATTCATCGTGCCGTATTGCGTACCCTCAAACGGCTGTTGGTAGATATACCGATACTTGATATAGCAGTTCTCGATTGAGAATAAAGAACCTGATCCTGTGTTACTTGTAGCCGCGATTAGCTTATAGCCACCACCAGAAACGCCTGACCCATCCAGGGTGTTATCCAGGTACAAACCGACAATTCGCGTGCCGTGGTCCAAGCCAAGAAGCGTCGCCGTGCTACTGTTTGTTACCCATTTGTAAATAACCTCCCAATTTAGGTCTTTCCCTAGAATATGGTTATATGACCGCACACGAAAACCGACATTATCGCCGGTAATTTCCAGCTCTATCGTGCCTTCGACGCCAGACCAAATAACGCCCGCGTCGATGACCCACACAATAGGATCGGCAGATGTTGCTGCCGCGCTGCCGATGTACGTTGCTGCCGCGCTCGCTGTCACTGTTATTGCAGACCCGGAGGAATCCAGCGAGCGAACATAGACACGATCCCCAGCCGCCAACGTGCCATAAGCCGGAGTGGTTTCTCCGGCAAATATAGAAATATCGTTCCAGGCTCCCGCTGCGCCCGCCGATGCCGCCTCGCTAGACGTGGTGCCGTCGCCGCAGTAGGTCGCGCCGTCGATAATGAACTTATCCGCCATATCAGCTCACCACGCCATCCGTCGTGCGAATCGCAGAGACCGTCGCGCCCGTGCTGCCGATAGTCGTTTCAACCTCGAAGGGCAAAATGCCGTACTTGCGCACTCGCACCAACGCCGCGATGTCGCTGCCGTAGGTCATGCTCGCGGAACTGACCGATGTGCCGCTGGCCTCCTCGTCGATGAGCGGCACGAAGGCGCTCACGCTGTTGTTGTCCTCGCCCAGCGTGCCGGACAGTGTGAACACAGAACCCGCCCAGGACGTATAGGCGTAGCGTGTGCGGGCCGTGCCCAGGCGCAGCGTGCCGCTGGCGGGAGTGTCCGCGCTGATGCTGGTCGTGACCGTCACCGTGCCGCTGCCGCTGCTGTTGCCGCTGGCCGCCGTGGTGTACTCAGACGTGTCGATGCTGCCGCCCGCGCCGGTGAGGCGGAACACCGCCACTCGATCACCGCTTACCACCTTGTCGATGGTGATATTGATGGATACCGGCGGCGTGCGCTGCGTGCCACCGGCGTCGATCAGCACGATGTTGTTGGCGTCGTTACCGTGCATGTTGCGCACCAGTACGCCGCGTGCGCCAAAAAAGATACCGCCCGCAAATGTACCGAAGGGGGCGCTGGCAATGGGCGTATAGGCCGCATCCGCCGCCTTGTACTGCTGGCCCTGCACGCCGCCCAGGTCCGTGGTCGAGCCGCGCCGGGTGATGTACTTTAGGTAGGTATAGACGTCGGCCAGGGTGTTCCCGCCGCAGTCCACATCGACATCGTAGGTTTCGTTGGATGAGTCACCGTCCACGTCCGCCGTGTAGCCGCCCACAAACCCCAGCACCACTCCGGTAACGGCACCGCCGGTCTCGTCGTCGTTGATGTCGTCCTCGGTCGAGATAGCCGCCACCGCACGCCCGCCGGTCGCGGTCACATCAAAAAACGTGTACCGATCCCCTAGCTCTCGGGCGAGCACGATCAGGTTTCCGCTGTCGATCAGTGATCCCGCGTCCTTGACCTTTATCAGTACGTCTATGTGGCCGGTTGTCCACCAGCCGGTTAGCACCGATCCGTTCTGCGCGATATAGATTTGCGTTGATGCTTGCAGCGGCGAACCGACCGAATAAATGTTGGCCCATACCGTGTCATCTGAAGTCCGCGTAATCGCGCCGCCGTACAGATATTGAATGTCGGTGGCAGGCGTGCCGAAGTCCCAGCCGTTGATTAGGCTGTACTCCGTGGGCGTTTGGGCCGACATAGGCACATCGTCATCAAGCTGGCCTAATTCGTCGAACGTGTCCTGCAAATACGAATACAGCGCATTGACCGTGTAGATTGTCGAGCCACTGGTATGCTCAATCGTCTTTGCGTCGTAGTCAATTGTCCAATCGTCTGAAATAGCCATATCAACACCCAATCAATACAGTAGTCGGCGCAAACCAATAAACCGTGTAGAAGAAAGTCATTGTTGGTGCTCGTCCAGGTGTTTCATCTCAACCTCCAGTCGCTCTACTCGAATCCAGCAGCCATCGCACCG